GTTTTTACGATACAATATCTCGCACATATTGCATCCACTTATATTATATCATATCCTAACTTTTTGTAAACAGATTCTCTCTTTTTTGCCCAACCTTTATACATGCCGAAATCGTCAATAAAATCTATTACTATCCCCCGCTCTTTTCCTTCTGCTTTGCGACCCACCCTGCCAGAAGCCTGTTGTATTCGTGTCGGATCTTTTTCAGGAGTGGCGAATACAACATACTTAAGATTCGGACAGTCGAGTCCTTCAGCGGCAAGTTGATATGTACAAAACACAGCATCCAATTCACAATTATTCAGCTTTCCTAATGCATCCTTGCGTTCCTCTTTTGCCGCCTTGCTGTGCCCCATAGATGACAAGCATCTGCTCTTCTTGGAATATGCTCTGTCCAAACGATCCAGATATTCTACCCTGTTTGCGAGAACAAGGATTGGTGAGTGTAGCTCCTCTATCGTCTCAAGCACAACCTTGAAACGTTTTTCGTTATGCACCAGATCATCCACAAGCCCTGCATAGTTTATTGTTCCATCTCCCGATAATGCCATATCCATGTCCGGCATATAATTAGTGTAAACAAGCTTAACTCTTACTTCACACGTTGTCTGTGAAACTTCAGCACGGGATACCTCGTGAATTATGCCGCCTAACAATGCAAACATACTTTTTTCGAGCCCATCTGCTCTTTTCGGTGTAGCTGTTATTCCAAACTTGTATCTGCAGGAAAGATTGCTCAATACCTTGTAAAACTGCATGACCTTTGTCGGAGAGCCGATTGCTTTATGACATTCATCAACAATAATCACATCCCATGCATTCTTGTATTGAGTTAAATCAAGCTTGCACATCGTCTGTATTGTGGCGAAAGTTATTCCTGATCCTATATTAACTTTACCCCCTGTGATCGTTCCATATAGGCTTGCAGAACAGTTAAGCACCGATTTAGCTCTGCCCAAGCTTTGATTGAGTAAATCCTGCGTATGCGTCAGCCACAGCGTCTTTCTGCCTAAGACAGACACAATCTCCAGTGCTGTCTGGGTTTTCCCTGCTCCACATGGCATCACGATAACCCCATTTTTCTGTTTCAGTGCCGCTCTTACAGCTTCTTCCTGATATGAATACATTTCTATGCCGGAAAAATACCTGACACTTTCATTATCGGTAAAGAGGCTGTAAAATCTGCTTTCAGGAAACTGTTTTCGAAGTTCATCGACACATCCGAATGGAATAATCAGGTCATTGCCATCCTTCTCATACAAGTAAATATGTTCCGGGATATTTCCGCACCACAGTCCCATTCTTTGTTTTTTGTAATATTCAGGATTATCAAGCACCAGATTACTTTTGCACCATTCATTCAACTCTTTGCTTGCCTGTCTTGCGTATATCTTTGCTCCAACTTCAAAGTGCATCCAGATCCACCTTCCCATCCCTTTTCAGTCTGCTGTATTCTACAACTTTTATCTTGCGTCTGTACTGAATAAAAATAAGTGGCTCACCATTCCCGCAGGCTATCCATTTTTCAAAAGCCATAACCTGATTTTCCTCCAACCTTCCAAGAGGGAAAAACCTGCTTTTTTCGTCCTGTGTCTTGCATTCTACAGCAATCGCAAAACCATCCTTAACTGCAATGATGTCAAACGGCTGTGCGCCTCTTGAGTCAGGTGAAAGAAAATGCACCCATGCGCCCAGTTCCGAAAGCTTTTTTACCACCTGTTTTTCGAATGCTGTTCCTAGTTTTTTATTGTTCATGATCGCTCCTTAAGTCAGAAAAAGCAGTCTGGCACTATGACCAGACTGCCATGCGTCTTTGTCTTATTCAAAATCAGGCAGATCACCCATGTCGCTTTCGCTTAACTGCATAAAGCCTTTATCATCAACTGTTGCTCCGTTCGCTTCCTTCCAAGGCGGCAGATCATCCTGCTTGTTCGCCGGGATGAAATAATGCAACTTTGCTGTTTGATTTCCGTTGTACTCATCATGTCTGATCTGACAAGCGCCAACCTTACCTATCCAATTCTTCATGTTGAAATCACCTTCAGGAATATCCTTGAAGCTGTCAAAGAACTGTGTCAGCATTCTGTTGGTAATCTCCGGCCGATCATCAAGAAATGTAATATAGTGGTACAAAGTCTGTGACTGACCTGATACATCAAACTGCAGGGCAAGCATATCATTTCCACTGTGCTTGGACATCGCCTTTTCCGCACTCTTAATGCGGATACGATATCTACCCTCCGGGATAACATCAAACTTTCTTTCTTCTCTCTTAAATTCCCAAGCCATTGTTATTCTTCCTCCTTAATCTTTCGTGCTGTCACGTTGGTTTCCTCATCGCCGCATTCAAGGCAGATATTGCAAAAGTTCAGCGCATCCGTAATCTCGTTGAACACGAATTTTGTAAATCCATTGACCTGTATCACTCTCACTTCCCACATTACTGTTCGCCCTCCTTAAATTTTACGAAGTCCTCAATCTTACAAGCCTTACGGCTATCAATCTGGTTCTTGGCATAAATATTTTGCGTAGCCTCAAGCAGGATGCCGTGCTGACCATCCTTGTTAACAAATATCTTTCCTACCACATCGCAGAGCCCGCAGATGTTGTCTACAATCTTCGCACTGCATTTAGGATAAAGCCTGCTGTACTGCGATCCGTCAGGTGATGTAAACTGCTCTACGGTCTCCCATGCTGTCCAGACTATATTCACTCCAAGAGCTTTCATCTGCCTCAGGCTGTTAACAAGTTTAAACTGCATATACTGGTAGTCAGCCATTGCAGGAACGCCCTTGTTTTTGCCCTTCGAACCAAGATCACTCAGGATGCATCTTTCCAGTTCAGAAATATTGTCAACCGCAATCGTCCTGATATTTGCCGCCTTAAGCTGTCCTGCCTGAGCCATTTCCGTGAGGTCATTCATGACTGATGTCCAAGCATCAAACGTATTGATGTTGTCCACCTGCTTAATAAACACCCTGCTCGTGTCTTTTACAACCTCTTTTTTGGCAAGAGTCTTCATAATTGTTCTATCTACATCGAGCACTAATGTATTGCCTTCGGATGCCTCTGCAATCAGTCCGATTGCAGTGCTCTTGCCAACCCCCGGTGGGCAGTAAAGCAATGCAGTATAACAACTGTCTGCCTGCAATGCATCATCAAATTTACGGATTTCCATAATCACCATCCCTTCTTGCAAATTCCACATATTCCTGATTTGGGTCATAGTGTAAGCATATCGAAGCATACTCACATATCCTGCCCCAGTGTCTACAGTATGCAGTGTTCCGGTAGAAATGATCTGTAGAGTTCATTTCCTGAGCCATGTGTTCAAGAGCTTCGGAAAACTCCTGCACCTCCGCATCCGTGCGAGTAATAAGCATGACTCTGATTTTCGCTTCCGTATCTTCGTCATACCATTCCACCATTCTATTAAAGAACTCCTCATCCGACTCGTTTTTCTTCTGCCTGATTGTGGGCTTCCTGCAGACAGTGTAATAAATTTCTCTTACCCCGGTCATCAGCATATACGCTAATATCTGTTCATCCCACTGCAGATTGTATTCATATTCCTCAGTAATGTCAGAGCTTGTTGTCTTGTGTTCCACAAGCCTCCCATCCTCTGCTATTCCATCAAGCCTGCCCACCAGTTCGTCCCCAGTGCAAAGCTTGTAAGATTTCCATTCTTCACAAGCTCTGACTCTGAATTTTGGATAGACATATTTTTGATATGCCGTTGCCATGGCAAGCTCTTTGGAATAGTTTCCATCATAAGCTGAAAGATTGCCATCTTTGTACAGTGTTTCAAGGATATCATGATACCGCAATCCTGTCTGAAGCGCATCCGCACTCTGTACTGGCTCCAAGCCCTCCACATACTTCAGCTCGTAAGCTCTGCGGCATGCCTTAAACAGCTTAATCCGGCTTATGCTGAATCTCATTTAGAGTCCTCCATGTCTTCACCAATGATTTCTTTTATCGCCTTAGTGAAAAGCTCCTCAATCTTGCTTTCATCAGCGATAACAATCTCTGGAAAAAGCTCTCTTAAGTACATATCGAATACCAGAAGGTCATCGTCATCGCCCTTCTCTTTTATGGTCTTGCGGATTTCTCGGCTGATAATGGAAAGCTCAGCACATATCTCACCGAGACTGCCCTTTATATTTGTTGCACAATTCCCATCGTTACATAATACGTTGATCATTTTTCCCCTCCGATTACCATTTCAATCTTCACTCTGGTTACCCGACTTGGCGTCTGGGTATCCGTCTCAATTGAATTAATCGTTTGCAAAGAGACTCCGCATCTCTTTGCAAGCTCTGCCTGCGAGATGCGCTCTTTTGCACGATAAATTACCATGCGTTCGCTAAGTTCCGACATTGTTTCACCTCCTCTCATTCGCACATGACTGCAACATTGCGGCCACCGTCTTTTTTGCAGATTATGACCATATTGGCTATAATTCTGTTTATATCATCATCAGACAGGTCTGTTGTTTCACCTGCCTGATTGTGATTAGCAAAAACAAGATTGCCCACAAGCATTGGCTCTCCATTCGGGCCAATCGCACTGACAATCGGCTGTTCCCTCCACATCCCTATATCATCACAAAAGATGTCATATGACTGTCCGCCTATCTTACGAACTGCGATGTCGAACGGATCGGCATCCAATTCCCGGTAGAAGTCATCGAGGCTCTCACACTGAGCCTCTCTGACCTTCTTGTTTCTGACATCGAGCACCAGAACTCGTGCCATTTATTCATCCTCCTTATCTTGGGCTCTTGCTTCATTTCGTGGTTTCTGTGTATACTATAGCACACTCCATAAAGCATGTCAATATATATTTTTATATATTTTTATTTTTCTTTTTATTCTACAAAAGAATATAAAGAAATAGTGTAGGATAAAGATGCATTTAGGAAAAGTCTCCTATAGAGTGGTCTCTATAGAAAAGTTTACCGAAATGTATGATAATCCTACACTGTAAAACCAAAAAAAAGATAGCGGATTACTCCGCTATCTTTCTCATAACGCCGTCATAAAGTTTTGGATTAATCACCTTCAGCGTAGACATAAGCTCATCCATGATGTCCCACATATCCCATGCATTTCTGCCTTTGATCGCTTGTGAAAATTCGGTCTCACCTCCGTATTCAACAACGCTGTCATTATAGGGAATACTTGGAGCCGCAGAAAAAGAATACGTTGGCTCTGCTTCCTGATCATTATTATCACCGAACAAGTGCTGTTGAATGATATAGAACGCCGCAAGCTTCATACATGTGTTAGCATTCGGATTTCTCACGCCCTCGCATTCAGCAATGGCTTCCTGCAAGTCCTTCTCTGTAATCACAAGAAGCCACCTCCATTACATTTCCTGCATCAATTCACGCATCTTGCGCTTGATCTGTTCGTTCGGCGCGTCTTCCATAAGCTCTTCAAGATCCATGCGGAAATTGTTTTCAGCCATGGAATATCCGCGCTCCCGAGAGTAGCGTCCCATATTATCTCTGCGTACGTTCCCACCACGACCACGCGCATAGGAACCACCACGGTTACCTCTTCCGCCGCCTTCTTCAGCGTAGGAAGTCATCGGATAGTACGCCATACTGTACTCGCCATACTCATCTTCCATCATCTCATCTGCTTTCATGAGGTTTTTCTTCAGATGAGCAAGTGTATCGGCATACTGAACTTCCTGCATAGACAGGTTGCCACGCTCTGCTTTCTTCTCAAGGCTCTTAAGCTCGTCACAGACATACTCATATAACTTATGCATCGCCTTTACCTCCTTTCTCAAGCGGTACGATCTACGGTCAACGAAGCGTTTCTCCGTACAAATATTGACGGAGTAGGTGTTACGCTTGCATCATCCTCTGTGGCGTCCACATAGGCGGCAGATATGGATACACAGCATCCACACGGAACCGTAATCGTAGCGGATGTATGAATATGCCATACATCCTCTGCCGCCGCAGGAGTCACAATCGCAACACTATCAGGAATTGCTACACCATTCAGTGTGATGGCGAGAGCGATCGGTGTGATCGCCCCACCTTCCGGAATGGCGACATTCGCCTGAAGATCAACTTCGTATCTCGCAAATCTGTTTGATGTGTTGCCCTTCAAAGTAAGAACTCCAGTTGTAATAGGGATGACGCATCCCTTATTACACGGAATAGATACAATGTTGAACGGAATCGTATTGTTTAACGCAACATTCTGATCCGTGCTTGTAATATACTTTGCCATGGCGCATCACCTCATTCAGTTCACGAAACCGTTACCGCCGCATCCACAGCCACACTGATTCTGACCGCACGTGAAGATCGGAGTGCGACCATACACAGGTGTAGTCGGGACAGGGCAGGAGTTCAGGCGGTTATACAGCGCATCAACTTCGTTGGCAAAGCCCTGAGAAATAAAGGCATTCTGTGCCGTCTGAGACTCACGAAGAGCCGCCATATTGAGCTGATTCTGGAGTCCGACATTTTCTCTCTGAGCCGCCGCAAGCTGACCTTTAACACCGTCAAGCTCAAGAGCGCACAGCTTGTCGAGGATTGCCTGAGTGCCACGGTTCTGAGCATCGATGATGTCTCTCGTGTTCTGCATGGACTGAGTTCTGTCCGCGCAGTTCTCCGTGGCTATTGTGTACTTCAGATCAGCCGTGCCGAGTCTGTTTTCACAGCCATTTTGTTATCGTATAGGCTCTTTATCCTATACTTCTTATGGTTTCCCATAAGTTCAGACTATATCTTCACCCTCTCATAAAGAGTAGGGGTCGGGCACTCGTGTCGGGATTATTGGTAGTCGTCCTCACCCATTAGTCGTTGAGCCTTCCGTGGTACTTTCATCGACATTCCCACGGCTTGGGTGCTGATTGCCATGCATATTTTTATGTTTATATTGTTTCTGAGGTTCTACAAAACAGATTTTTCCGTTTGGAGTCTTCCCTTTTTTGCTCCATGTAAGAATATTGCTATAAGAGATACCTAACTTCTCTTTCGCTTCTTTAATGGAATTATATGTAGTGTCGCCTATCGTTACTTTTCGCCTTTTCTGACCGTTTGTTTTTTCTGCAATATTAGGATCGCTCATAGGATTAGAATCCTTCATTCGCTTTCTTTGGTTTTCAGACTTCATTACATTCTTTTCAGAATATTGATTTCTTAACTCGTCTGTCCACCAAGATTTCACTCCACCAGTTCCACCTTCGTAGATATTGCAGACACATTGTCCTATTTCTTTAAGTTCGTGTACTCTTATATATTCATAATCAAATGCATCTTGTTCATTTTCAAAATATTTGATTATTCTGCTTTCACAATCAAATCTTCTAACCATATCGTTAAAAAATCTGTTATGCTTTCGTACTTTGTAACGATTATTGCAACCTTTTCCTACGTAAATTATTTCTCCTGTTTCTTTAATGAACCATTCATAAACATAAAACATATTTACACCTCCGCATTGTTTTTATATATTATAACACAAAATCAATGCGAAAACAATATGTTTAGGTTTCCAGCAATTCACCCGATTGCCAGTGCGGATTACGCCGCACAACTGCCTACTGTGTATTTTGTAAATACAAGACTATCTTTGGCTTTTTTGATAATCTTCTTTAAGCAGTCAGCAAACTGAGAACCAAGCTGATTAAAGCCCTGAGTCATAGCTGTCTGCCCTGCAAAGGCTGTCTGCATATTTGCCATCTGACGAGCATTTGCGGCAGTTTCAGCATTTGCAAACCCGGAATTGACTGTTGCATTAACCCCTGCAAAACCATTGCAAAGACTCTGCTGTACACCACCAAAACCATTGCAAAGCTGTGTAGAGATGTCACCAATGCTGTCTCTGATAGAGGTAACATTCGTGTTCATCATCTGGTCACGGAATCCATCATTAATCTGATTGCTCTGGTTCATCCACGGATAAAGGACAGCACCATCTGCGGCAAAGTTTCCAACGCCGCCTCCAAAGCCTCCCCAACCGTTGTTGCCGATGAGAAGGAAAAGAAGCAAAACCCACCAACCGTCTGCACCGAAGCCGCTTCCGAAACCGTTGCCTGAGCCACCATACATGGGGGCAACTGGCATCACCATTCCGTTTCCGCTTTCATCTGTAAGAGCCATAGTTTTTCCTTTCTACCCATAACTATTTTGGGTGAGCGGCTACTCTCATACGAGTAGTCGGTTAATAGTTTATCTCAAAGCCCTGCGCACTGACTCTGTGACCTATACACCAAGCATTTTCTGCAGGGCTTTTGCCTGCTGAACAGCTTGATCATACTGTTGCTGTGTGATTTTCCCTGAATTTAACAACTGCTGAACCTGTTGCTGTGGATTACCATGAAAGGATTGTTTGAACTGCTGAAACCTTTGTAACAGGCTATTCTGGTTACCCATCATGTCATACAGCGGATTGCTCATCTGTTGTTCCTCCCTTCACAATAGCGGAAATCTGCTCCCGGATTTGTTTCTCAAAAGCCGCAAGCTCTTCTCTGGTCACAAAATCTTTCTGAGCCTGTGGGTTTATTGCCTGACTTTGCTGTGCAGGCTGAACGGCATCCCTGATCTTGTAATCCAACACTTTCATGCTAGGCATCCCACTTGCATCTGCGGATTTGAGATAGATCACCTGATTTTCGCTGTCCCAAAGCTGAACAGTTGTGTTTGGCGCAACGAGATAAGATTTTGCTCCTGCCTCACCCTGCACCCAGATGATGCCATTTTGCTGTGGCTGAGATGCTCCCGACATCTGTGTCGGAGACATCTGCTGATATGATGGATAATACGGTTGGTATCCTACTGGAAAATTGTACGCCATGCTCACTCATCCTTTCTGTACCATACATAGACTGGGATTTCCTGACTGCTATTCCAAGAGTCGTAAAGGTCACCATTCACAACAGTGGCAACGTGCCCTCCGAAGCCTAGGACAAATGTTCCGTGAGGATTATCTTCCGCAAAGTTTTCCGCAGTGTAGCACTCAGGGCAAGTATTTGGTATCGCCCTGCGATAAAAGCCATTCTGCCGAAGCACGGAACCCCATACGCTGTCAGAGCTCGGCATATCACCCATGTAATAGCCGTTGGTAACAATCAGCATATAGGCTGTTTCCCAGTCAATTTTCAGAGCTTTTGCTACGGCACGGACAGCGCAATCACCTACTGTTCGCCCGGTCGGATTTGGATTGTATTTGATATACATATTGCCACCTCGCACAATAATCATATCGTCACAGGTGGCAATGAACCATGAAGCCAGTATGTAATTTATAGGCAATAAAAAAGCACCCTTGCGAGTGCTTAATCTTTGAAAGCCCCTACAACGGCTTTATTTGCCGTTTTAAGGGACTTTATTTTCAAAGTTGATAATTTATATGTCTATGCGCATTGCGCTTGGAATTTGAGCGCTCAGCGTTGCTGTGAGATCAATCCTAGCATTTGTAAAGCTTCCTCAAAGCCTTTTGCTTTCAGATACCACTCTCTGTTGCCTTCGGTATCTGCCGCATCCCGGCAAAGCAGGGCAATATGTTTGAGTTCCTTTAACCTGTCACGAGCTTTGAAGACCTCTGCTTCTTCCAGTATATATTGCTTACGCATCCATCCTCTCCTCACTCACACATATTCTGCTGTTTCTAAATCCACGTCAAGCTCGGATGCTCCCATGAGCTCTCCGTTGCCTGCATTCCACTGGTCAATCCAATCTGCGAAAAATTGTTCCGGGTCTGTTATCACAATGTTTCCAAACTTATTAACCTTAACTGCGTCAGTCTCCATGCCTATAACATTCATGGAGATACTCAGTTTTGCATATCCGCTTATCATCACGCTATCACCCCCTTTGTTCCCGGATTTCGTACCAAAAGTCCTCGTTTTCTTCATCCAATTCGGTTGCCACTCTATAGGCATCCTCTTCAGTCAGATAGCCACTGTAAATAGTGGAAACCCCACCTGTTGTCATGCTTCTCTCAACAATTTCATACATATCGTCCTACCTCCTTCAGCTGTATTCTGCAGGCGTTTGCCCAACGCCTTGCACCACTATAATGTTTCGCCGCCTCAGCCTTGAAAAAGCTAATGCGTTCATTTGCCTCTGCCACAGAGCTTGCATGATCTTCTGCAGTGATCACGTCTTCAGGAGCGGCTGTTTCACCGATTTCCGCTCTAAGACGGCAGAAGAATTCTACCTGCTCCACCGAAGTATTGTATGCCCGGAAATCAATGTAATCCGGATCGCTTTCCAAGGCATATTTTCGCTCCAGTTGCGGAACAGCTCTTTTTGCCATCTGCTCGTCAATAAAACCTTCCTTAACGAGCGTCCCATTGATATATACTCCGTATCCGTTTTCTGTTCTTCTGATCTCTGTCATCATGTAATCCTTTCTGCCATCGTAACCTCCGTGGTTGGGAACATCAATCATTTTCGCAATCTGGCTGTATTTCTATTTTGATTTCTTCAACTCCATCAATTCTCAGTACATCGTCGATTGTTTTATACAGATTTTCATAGCGCACTATCTTGTAAATAAACCATCGTCTTCTTCCTAAACTGTATAAAATTTGATACCATTCAGAAATCATATACTGCCTCCTTCTGCCCGGTTTACCCGCCGGGCTCGGGAATTTTTTTATTTTTCAATAACCGCCTTACCGTATTTTTCGATATACTTTGGTGCCCATTTCTTACCTTTTTCAGTGAGTCCGATATAAGTTGTGATCTTCTTTCCGGTTCCATCCTTTCCAAAAGACTTTTCATAAACTTTCTTCCAAAGGAAGCCCTCGGCTACAAGTTCATCTCTAACTTTCCTTGCATTATCATCTGCAAGAATACTTGCCTCTGAAGTAACTACCCAATTAAAACTCTTTCTGTATTCTTCCCAAGTCCAAAGACCATGGCTTTCCTTGAACCCTTCTCTTACCTTCTGCTCGCCTGCCTCGATAAAGAGATCCATATCCTGCTCAAATTCGGGAAAGAAATGCGTGCTTTTCTTGTTCTCAAGTTCCCCAATATAGTAAAGGAAAATCTGAACCTTTAAACTTGCTCCATGTATCTTCTTAACTGTTGTCATTTCTTTGTCCTCCTTTGTGGGATCAGGTTTTCTTTGTTTCTATAAACAGTATAGCGCATCCCGTTCAATATGTCAATATATTTTTATAAAAAAACAACAAAAAAATATGCCACCGGATTATTCCAGTGGCATATGCCTGAACAATATGTTTTGCCGCTTGTATACAATATTACTGATCTGCCTGACTGACATATCAAACTCTTCTGCCAGACGTTCATATGTCAGCCCATCAACAAGTCTGCGCTTAAGGATTGCCCTGTCTCGCTCTGCATTCCTGCCTACAATCCACTCATCAATCAGGATACAAATTTCGGTTCTTGACCAGTCTTTCATCCCTTCTTACTCTTGTGCCAGTTCTTAATCCTGCCAGTACCTCCGCACATGTTGCAAGAGATATAACCGGAGTTGCCCCCGGTTTTTCTCTTTCTTGATTTGGTTGTTGTTTTAACCCTAGTTCTGACTCTCTGTTTCGCCATAATAATCTCCACCTATAAAGGTATTCGAGCCATTATCTGCGTCCTGTGATACATCCTGATACGTTTCTGTAGTGGTGACTACTTCTTCAAATTGCGACTCATAAAATATCCATCCTGCGTTTGTTCCTACGAGAAGAACGACAAGCAGGATGCTCAGTATCCACAGCCTCTTGTTCGTCCTCTCAAGCCTTGCCATATCGCCCTCATGGACGATATAAGGAACGTTGATTTTCTCTTCCATTGCTTTCCTCCTTATGGGATACAAGGTTTATATTTACTCCTTAAATATACCATAAGTTGCTGTATATGTCAATAAAAACCTTAAACGGCTTGGATATAAGCAGATGAAACAAAGCCGTAATATTTACCTGCGATTCTGATGTAATACCAAGGTTTGCCATTCTTGGCTGTGACCTTATCGCACACATCTACAAGATTGCCATAAGCAAGCACAGGATATGATTTGATGTTAGGATACTCAGTTCCTGCCCAAGTCCGCACATTGAGATAATCCGCAGTAACTCTGCTGACCCACTGCGGCTCTTTGCTAAGCTCAGTATCGGCAGACTGCTGTTCAGGCTCAGGCTTTTCCACAGGCTTATCGGCAATGCTTCCTTCCGCATATTTTGGAGCCGCATAGCCCCTGATATAACCCCATCCAACAGGAATGTGGCGTTTTCTTACTGCGTTACCATAGTTGCCTTCAATGACAGTAATGATATTGCCGGATGCTCCATGGGAAATGCTTTCCACTATGCCGATATGATCTGCATACCCATCATTCGGCTGAGTTACATCATCCCAATTGTAAGTGATGATATAGCCGGGCTTCGGAATGATATTTCCGTTTTCAATCCAGATGCCCTTTGCTTTGAAAATCTTAATGTGTTCCTCTACGCCGCATTCCACGTTACCAATCAAGCTCACTGCGCCTGCCTTGATAAATGCCGCTGAGATGGTAGTATCGCACCAAGCTACGCCATACGGAACTCTGTATCCCCTCGGATAGCCGTACTTTTCACCATAAGCATTGTAAATATCGATGATCTGCTTGTATTTGCCGTTAGACTCGGAAAAGCCAACCCAAGAGTCCATGATGCCTATGATGTCCTCTGCAGTGACATTGGTATCACTGGAGCTTGCCATCATTTCATCATAAATTGCTTTGCCATAGCTGTATCTGATGCTTTGCACATAAGCGCTCTGGTCTGCAGGCATCTCAAACTTCATGAGCACAGCATTTGATGCGACCATGATATCTTTTGTGGAAATAAGCGTGTTCAACACCGACTTATAATCGGTAGCAAGCTCACTAATCAGAAATTCAAGCTGTGCATTCAAGTCTCCGATAGAAACACCTGCTTTTTTGCAGTAATCATACAATCTATGTTTTCTGCTTGGGCTTGTCCACTGAGCTAAGCCGTATCCGTACTGCTTAGCCATAGGGCGCAGAAATTCTGCTTCTGAGATTGTGCCGTTATCCACGGCTTCTGTGTAAGAAGCATCCGTATATACTTTTCCGATCTGTCTATATCTGTTTAAGCACAAGATTTCCACACGATTTGCGATTAACCCGGATTCGGCCTGCAGATTGCCCATCAGCCCTGCCGCTCCCTGAGGCGTAAGCCCTGCGCCAGTCAGAAAATCCCATATCACTTTTACGTCAGACATCTTTACTCCTCCTGCCCTAACTGCTTAACAATCTGGTTAACTCCTGTAGACGCAAGCCCAGATGCAATTCCAACAGCGATTGCATTGATCAAATCTTTTGCAGGAAAATCAGGCATAACACGCATCCCCACAGCCCCCAGAACTCCCCCGGCTACACCAACGATAACCGGGATAAACTTGTCGGGAATTGCCTCTGCCGCCTTACATCCCATGCCAATCAGATATGTGATTGCGATGATTGCCGGAACTGTTGCAATTAAACTATCCATATTCTTCCCTCTAATCCCTTGTGATCGATTTGATTTGTTCGTCCATCATTCCCTGACGTTTTTCAAGCTCGTATACACGCTCGACAATATTGTTATGCTTGGAGACTTCCTTCTCCAAGCATTCCAATCGATATGATATGAGCACAATATTGTCTTCGTGCTTTTTTTCGCTCTCTTCATGCTGATAATAGTTGTTAATCAGGCACACAATCAAAGTGATCACTCCTGATACAACGCCAGTAACAATGGCTGTATAGTCCATGTTTACAATGACCTCTCGTTAATGATAGCGTTGACGCCTCTCTTTTTCAAGAGATTAACCTGCGCCTGCGCCTCCTGCATGGTACGATATGTTTTCTCAAGCAGTACCCGATAGAATTTTTCATCGTTCTCTACAACAGCTTTGAACCCTTTGTCACCGATGATCTTCACCTGTCTATCGGAGTTTGTCTTGCGCTCAAATGCACCAAGCTGAACTCTGTATACGGTTATCTTTTTCGGCCTGAGAACACTGCCGACTTTTTGCGAACCATATACCGTACTGCCGATCCACTTCTTGAATACTGCATTTTCGCCGGAGCCGTTGCAATAAGCGTGTCCGGTATCGAACCACTCATTATCGCCTAAATACATATTGGTATGGTTCATGCTATAATAAGTGACAATATCTCCGAGCTTAATCGTACCATCCTTCAAGCACTGATTAACAGTCTTTTTGCCTTTAATCGGAACGAGAATGTAATGGTTCAGCATTTCCTCTTTGACAGCTTTAGTTTTGAATACCACATCGCCTCCCCTTTTGCCGTAAAAACCCCCGACAAAACCGGAAAGCACATCAGCTTCGATTAACGCCCAGATCACGCCCCTTGCACAGTTCGTTCTGCGCAGTGGCTTTTTCTCTGCCTGATCAAAGGTATCTGCTATTTTGAGCTTGTTCGTGTATGTCCACTTTTTACCGCCCTTAATATCAGCCACGACATCGGCATTCAATCGCTTTGCCGTCTGCACTGCATTGCTGACCATACTGCTTCTCCTTCCGTTTTAATTGAGTTAAAATTGAGTTAAACTCGAACTCCAACTCGATTATATTACATTGCCGATCAATCGTCCATATCATTTTTACTGCACTAAACTCCAACTTCTATCGTATCCCTTTAAACGCTTTCATTATATTTTGAGCGTGATCGTCCATACACATATCCTCAGAAATTTGTGTATTGACAAATATTTTATTATTAGTCGCTAATTCAGTCTGAATTAAAACATCCTGTTTTCTGCGGTATCCATCTTCAACACTAATGATAATTCTTTTATGCCAGTCAGCCTGGAACCTAGTCTGCATTCGCAGAATATTTCTGCCTAACTCATACATACAAATAGGCTGATCGCTCACTCCTGACGAAAAATACATCGAAAAGATATCGCATTTTTCTAGCATGTCATATTCCCACTTAATCTGCTGACGCGATGCCGATTTATCATTAATTGGGAAATTGTCACGGCGGGGATTAAATAGGACAAGTGAGTCATTGACTACACTATAATCATTCTTAACAGTATCAATTACATATTTCTGCCAATCGGGGCAGTTCGTTATTCCTCCAGCCAAGAAGACGGTGACATCTTTATCATATGGATTGTAATGTTCTGGTGCTGTTATTACTCGCACAAATTCCTCCTATTAGTTAGCCACAACATTCACTGTTACCACTCTGACTACAGCAGCAAAATTGTCAACAGCATTCGAAGTCGCACGATAAACATTAAAATATATATTCTGATAGTTACCTGTTGCGCCAGAACAAAAAGCGAATGGAATCACAGCCGAAGAATTACTGGTATAAGCAATGAATATGGCCACAATATATTCGTTCGAAGGTATTGTGCTTTTATCCACGGCTTGAGCACCTCTCGTGCCGGGAGTTCCGGCAGAAAATGATATATTATCAAACCTTATATTACGCATTGTCAGTTTTAAGTTGGAGTTTAGTGCAGTAATCTGGTCTTGCAACACCTTGCCCTGCGATGCATCAAGCACCTTCCCCGCCGCTGATGTGGTAACGTTATTTATGATATCTGACTTGGGCACAAGGTCATCGTCAACGGAGTCCTGCAGTGCGTCAAGTGTAGCTTTCAGAGTGCGATTACTGCCTCCTAAAGAAGAAAGATTATACTGTTCAATGATTGCTTTGGCAAGCTTGGTATAATCAATCTTCTCCGTATCATTGCCATTATCCACAGGCAGAAAGTCTCCAAGCCCTAATGCCGTACTTCTTTCATTTAGCTCATGTATCTGCTTCATGCATCAATCCTCCATGCTCTGTGCGGCATATTCCATCAGCTCATCGATTTTGGTTTTGATTTCCGCATCGGTAACAACCCGGTCAAACCTGTTGTTATCGCTGATGATCTTTCCTGTATTTTCATCAACCACGCTGTACGATGCGCTGAGCCTCTTTCCGATAGCATCGTTCCATACTGTAACAGATGTAATCACGTTCATGCTCCAATTCTCCTTTCATTGTTTATATCTTCAATGTGTTGCAATCCGATTTCGCCGTAATTTGTCATTCCTTTATCTTCCGACTCATCTAACATCATATTGTAGTCCTTGAAGCGTAACTGGTCAAAGTCTTTCTGCTTCGCCTTAAGCTCCCATCCAAAAGAAAGTCCGGGAGTTCCGGTAACCACAAAATATCCGGGCTTACGCTCAGAGACATAGCATTTACCGTCTCCGTATACCTGCAGAAAAATCTGATAGCTATCTAGCGTTACCGTTTCGGCAAAAACAGGATCAACGAAAATTCGGCAGGTTTCATCTTTTCCAATAATACCTTCGCCAATATCGCCGAACATCGGAGACGGCGTTTCGTAGCAGTACAAGAGCCGTGTGCCATAATCTTTAGTGCTGACCGCCCTAGGCTTTCCTCCATGAGCAGTTACGGATGTAGTAGCAATCAGGTTCTTGCAATGAATGTTTCCGCCCACAAATAACTCTGATGCCATATTAACAGGAGTACCAAAACCAACACGCCCATTATCCGTACCGTGAACAGTCATAACCTGTCTGGTTACAGTTTGGCTTGTAGGGCTCGAAGCCATTGCAATTCTGAAGTCTGAGCCGTTATTTATTATCAAGTCAAGGCACGCCACATACATACCGACATAAGTTTCCCATGAATCGTCATCGGCATGATAATACGTTGGAGAATAATTGCGTGTAGTAATCCATCCTGCAGTGGGATTAATGTCATAACCAGATGCGGCACTTTTTGTCTTTGCTTCGGTATCCTCAAACCTGAGGTACGAAGCATCCATCTCAATTTTCCGTGTGTTGCTCTGACTGGTTACTTTTGTGCCAGTAATAGTAGAAGCAGAAATTGCAGATGCTGTAATATCTCCAGAATACTGCCCATTTGTTGCTTCCATTGAACCATCAGTCAAAATTTTAAACCGATTATTCGCACTTACAACGCCATTAATGTTGATTTTACTGGCATTAATATTAATCGATTCTGCTGATTGATTGATCGAAGATATAACCTCACTTTTTCCGACTTTCTGGGATACAGTGCTGTTTATTCCTGCGGCAGTTATTTGAATTTGCGTATTTGCATAACTCTTTGCGTTATCCTCTGCATTGGTTGATGCTGTAGTAATTTCAGTCCTGATACTACTTGCAGTCTGCGTAATCTCCGAATGAGCATAATCCTTAGCATTGGTTTCCGCATTGGTTGATGCTGTAGTGATCTCAGTTCTTAGCTGTGTTGCCGTTTGACTGACAAGAGAACGTGCTTCGTCATCGTTGATTTTCCTGCCTACCTCTGCACGGATTTCTGTGTCAGTCATTTCCAGAGAAGCAAAGCGATTCTCTGTGTAGCCCTGCTGATAAAGCTCTGTTTCCAGAGTGATCGTTTCAGTCTTTGATACGAAATACAGCGGATCGCCGTCCTGATCACTAATAACATCTCCAGTATGATCAACCCAGTATTCGGGCTCACCAATGACTGCCATTTCACACACGACAGTCATTCCGTACTTTGCAGTATTGGTATCAACGCTGACGCTCTTTCCGGTGCCGATAAAATTCTTATCGGCATAATCTTCACGCTTTATGTACCATTTAAACTGCGAGTCAAGATATTCGTCTGTTGCCTCAACCCCTGATTTATACACGACAGCATTAAAAGTGGCTACACTTCCGTTTTTGGTGTACGGAGTCTGGAGCAATATATTGCCGCTTGTAATAGATGATACTTCCTGCTTTGTCGCATAGGAACCCGCAACACTCGCCATGATATCGCCCTGAGTGACAGTTATAGTCGTTCTTAATGCAGACTCTATGTCATCAGCGTAATTTTTAGCATTGTTATATGCAGTATCAGCATACGTCTGAGCGTTATGCTCCACTCTTGCAAGGTCAGCTTGTGTAACTTCACCCTCTTCGCCGGGTTCGATGCTTATGCTGATTTCTCCGGTTTCAAGGTTCCAGTAATTTCTACCCTGACGATCTGAGATAATTCCTGCTTTAAGCAGGTTAGCATTGAGCGTTCCGGTATCAATAAAGTCAGCATTCAGATGCCCGTCAATTGTCCATGCATTGGTATATGGCCCGTCAAATCCATTCCGGCTGAAGCCTATACCATTCATGTTGATGCGAAGCACATTGGTTGCAGTGGATTTATCGTCAGTATCCATCCAGTAGGCTTCGTTTGGCTGACCATCAGCGTTGGTGCCTATCACGAAATGACCGCCTGCACCACCTTTAATGAGCTCTGTTGCCGCATCGATTGCCGCCTGCATAACCGAAGCGGAAACGGCAAACCTTCTCACTGCAGAAAGTGTTGCCGCCTTGATTGTCGCTGACAGTGTAGTCCTCGGCGTTCCAAGCTCCATCCTTGTATATCGCTCAGCCAATGCATCGTATACAACCTTAACCACCTTTGCAGTGCGGTTAACGTTGAGCTTGGGATGAATGATCGTTACCGTATCGCACAATGCCACTCTTTGCAGTTCTGCAATAGATTTATATTCTTCTGTCTGCCACAGGGCAACAAAGTTTACCTTGATATTTTCGTTAGCTTCCCAAGGCGCACCATTATTCAGCCTGCGCAATGCTTCTGCCCTAAGCTGAGTAACTGTCGGTGCGGTATCCCACACTTCAGTCAGGTCAAGCGGAACAATCACAAGCTCTTCTCCGGGCTGTACTGCGCCGCCTGCTACATATCCTTCGGGCAGATAAACCGAAGTGTTGTCTTCGCTGTTACGCCAATAGGGAGCCACAGCATTATATACCTCGGACTCGTCATATTCCTGTGTGAACTCGCTCAGATTTTTACCATAGCGAATGGTTACGCCGCTGTTGGTTCCCCTGTTCTGATAAAGCTTAACCGTCCATTTATCCCACTCATATTCGCCACCACCATACACATCAAGGATTGAACCTTGACTGCCTCCAAGCAGTTCTCTGATTGATGACGGCACAACAACAGTGAATGTTGCTACTGTACTTTTGTCAGTCCAGAAACTGAAGGGATTATCGCTGATATTATTGGTCTTAAACCCTGCAAGGGCTTGCACAACGGTCTGCGCTCTATAAGGCTTGACAATAATGTTGCCAAGCCTATAACTAATATGATGCGCATAAAACGTGACAAGCCCATTGAGCGGCGCTGAATGACGATAAATAATAAACGGCTGAATATCCTTCCGGTCATCATGGATGGTACCGATAATTCGCCCCTCAACGAGTTGTGAGAAATGCTTCCCATCCACAGGGTACTGGAATTCGCATTCATAGATGCCGTTCCGTTCTTCAGTAACTATGCATTTTGTTGCCTCTGCAAGCCTGCCAAGACCGTTTGTATCAAAGCTAACTTCGGCGCTATCGTATAAAATAGGTATCATAGTTCATACCACCTCGGCGTGATATCGATTCTCGTTATCCCTGAGCCTAAAACAACATTATTATTTCCGGGCTTCAAAACTGGAAATGTTAATCCGGTAACCTGCACATATGCATTCTTGGATGTAGCCCCTTTATATGCCTCCATGATATCACAGTCAATATCAGTATAGGAGTCTGCTTCTGTGATTGTTACCGTGATATTTCCGATGCCGAAGGAACCAGTTCCGTATACCCTGAGAAGTGGCTTCGCTTCCTGCAATGTGGGATTAGATACAACACCAGTCTCGGTCAAGCTAGTCACACTTTCGCCACTGACAAGAAACCTTTGTGGCTTTCGTGAGAACTCAATCACTGCTTTTGCCATGCTCCTGTCCGGCGTGAACTCAGGAACAATATCTCTGGATATATACGCCATGTAAAATTCATTCGGCTTAATGTCATCTGAAAGCCTTGCATACCCGATTATAGAGGACATATAAGAGCGAAAAGCGGTCATATTCGCCTCTGCATTTTCATGGATGATCACATCATAGGTATGCGAAACATTATTTCGATACCCCTGCGATGTGATCAACGCCCCGTTTCTGCCTGGAATATTTGAGGCTATATATTCATGCTTTGTGCTGTTGTCGATCTGCCGAAAAAAGCATTCTGCTCCAAAAGTGGATAACGCTCTTCCCGCAAAAGTCACGTTACTCATACATAAGCCGCCTTTCTCTGGGACTCCCAACGCAGGAATACATCCTGCACCTTTTCGGCGATTTCTTCCGCATCCTGCCCCGGCTGAGTATACAGATTGATAGTTACGTTGTTCGTGTTATTATTGGTATCTCTTGCGGCTTCACGGATGTCTCGCATCAGATTTTCATGACCATATACGATTTCTCCGCCGGGTCTATCGCCAAACCCATACGGCCCCATTATCGTTGGCTTAGTAAACATATAAGGATTGTCATAAGCCTTTGCAAACCAATCAGTCACCGGAACCCAAGTCACGCCAAAGCCAGTAGGAATACTGCCAATAACCGGAATGTCAGTCCATCTCGTTACTGAGATTTTGGGAAGCTTGATAACGATGTTGGAAAAATCAAACAAGCCTGCAAAGAATGTTCCTACATCGAAAAATGCGCCTTTAATCGCTTCCCAGATTGATGTGCCAAGCTCTGCCCAATCAATCTCCTTGATTGCAGTAACAACTTCATCAAACTTACCTTTGAACCAACCGCTTATCCCTGTTACTGTATCACCGAATGCACCAGTGATCCAAGCCCACACATCAGCACCAACCTGCGCCCAGTCAATCTCTTTGATTGCCGTAACAGCCTGATTAAAATGTATTGTTGCCCAGTTGCCAAGAGCTTCAAAGATGCCAAGCAGAGTCGTCCAGACATATTCACCGACTGCCGCCCAATCAATTTCCTTGATTGCAGTGATTGCCAGATTAAATGTCGTGGTTGCCCATGTGCCGATTGTTGAGAATGCCGCAACAATGAAATCCCATATGGTTGTGCCTACAGCCGCCCAGTCAATTTCTTCTATCGCAGTCACAGCCGCCTCAAAGGTTTCCTTTGCCCATGTTGCGATTGTCGCAAAAGCGGCGATAATGAAGTTCCAGATAGTTGTACCAAGTCCTGCCCAGTCAATCTTTCCTATGGCAACCTTCGCCGCCTCGAATTTTGTTTTTGCCCAGATCAAAAGGTTATTAAATGCAGATGTGATGAAATTCCAGATAGCAGTGCCAAGTCCTGCCCAGTCGATCTCTGAGATTGCAGTCCAGATATCACCAAATAGCGCCGTAAAGAACTCAATAGCGGCACTAAATGCGCTTTTGATGAACTCCCAGATTGCAGTACCTAAGCCCGCCCAGTCAATGTTCTCAATCGCACCCTTAACGCCTTCTTCGTCACCTTCGCCACCGCCGAACAGACTTTTGAACCACGAAACCACGGCAGAAAATGCGCTCTGAATTGAGCTCCATACGTTATGCCCCACTTCTGCCCAGTCAATAGACTTTATTGTTTCAGCGGCATTGTTAAACAAGTCAGTAAACCAACTGACCAATCCCGCAAAAGCTCCAGTAATTCTGTTCAGCACTTCTGTGCCGACGGCTTGCCAGTCAACTTTCGATGCTTCTTCTTTAATCTTGTTATACACGCTAATGATGACCTGCGGCACTTCGTTAATTACTGTAGCCACGAGTGTCCACGCAGACTCTAGCAATTTCGGGGCAAGGTCTGCAATGATACCCGGCAGTTTCTCAATAATGATCGGCACAATCTCTTTGATTGCGACACCGATATTCTGCAGGATGCCCCCGATAATTGGAACAATGTTACCAATATATGTTCCCGCAGTCTCTACCAAATCTCCGACAGCAGTCTTGGTTTCTTCGCTTCCTCTACCAAAGGCAATAGTCAGGTTATCCCAAGCGGCTCCAACAGCACTTAAAGAACCTTGAATAGTTCCATCAGCCTCATGCATCGTTGTTCCGGTAATGCCCATTTCAGTCTGGACAACATGAATAGCCTCAACGATGTCGGAATAGCTCGAAATATCGTACTTGTACCCGGAAATTTCTTCCGCCTTGTCAAGCAATTGTTGCATACCTTCTTTTGTGCCCGCGAAACCAAGAGCCAGATTATCAAGCATCGTAAAGTTGCCACGACTGAAACCCCTGTATGCATCCTGCACAGACTGCATATTGGTGCCCATCTTGTTGACGTTATCCGACATATCCGTGATGGACATATCCATCAGGTCAGCCGCTTTTTCCTGATCACCCCCAAGGGAATTAATCAAAGCCGCCGCCGACTGAATAGATGTCTCCATGTATGCATTTGCGCTTATTCCTGCAGTCTTGAAGGCTTTTTCGGAGTTTTTCAGGACAGTTGACTCTGCCTTTTTCAGCTTATCATATTCGCTTTGAGCTTCGGAAACACTCTTTCCTACGCTTTTCGCATATTCCTCAAGACTCATGCCGCCTGTGCCGAAAAGCGTTTCTACACCACCGACCAACTGCTCATAGTTTCCGTAACTATCTACGGCTTTCTTTGCAAGCACACCAACAGCGGCACCTGCGGCACCAACCCCTGTGGCTACGCCTTTCGCCGCAGTGCCGAAAGCCCCTTTTAATTTCTCACCTAGTCCTTTTCCCTCAGACTCGGCTTCTTCAACACCTTTCTCATATTCGCTCTTGTCCAAGGTGATCTTGGCAACGAGATTAAATAAATCCATTACTTACCTCCAAGCTTATTGCGTATGCCATCGATGATCTCCTCCGAAGTACGTTTATCTTCGGGCTTGAAGATATCAGCATACCTCTGCGCATTACGCCCCAATAGGCTTGCCTTTAAAGCATCAGTAACATAAATGCGGTATGCGTACTCACGCTGAATCTCTTCATTGCGTGCCATCACATACCGCACAAAGCTTTTTATCTTCCGCTGTCCTCTGTATTCTCCGTAGCAGAGCCAGAAGATGTGTGTTCCTCGTTCTGACCCTGCAAGGAAAAAACCTGCTGAAGTTGCGGATCATTCATAATTTCAAGCACATCGCTTGCCAATGTGATAGCATTGAACCTGACTTTATCAGGGCTCTGCCTGTGCATTGCCGCAACAATCTCGATTGCTGATTTTTTGTGGTTTCTCAGAATTTCGGCAACGGCAAAGATGACGGGCTTTCCGCTTCTAAAAATGCTGACGATTTTCTGATCTGTCATGATTTCTGAAGCAGGTTCAATAATGTCAGCCAGTAAATCAAGAGCATCCTCATTTTCAAAATCCGACAGCCTCATTGTTCATCCCTCCTCAATTAAGCATCCATGCTGTAAAATACCATCGGCACAACATCCTGTGCGTTAATAGACACATGACCAGTCAGTGTAAAGGAAATCTGACCTTTACCATTTTTCGTGGTCTGCAGACTGAACCCTTCCGTAGACAGCGCATTTTTGAGCTGAATAGCAACAAGTCCACCATCAGCCCTGTCGCCTACCCACCAAACATCAGCAAAGTCAGTCTGTGCTAAATCTCTTCTTGGAACAATCATGGATGTATTCGTTCCGTCAATATCAGCGGCACCAAGAGCCATCTTAATCAAATCAGGAGATGTACCCAGTGCAGTACCAGAAATTGAGCAGTCCCAACCATCAAGATGCTTCAGTTCTTTTGTGTTATTGGGCGCATTGTCCACATCCTCGCCAAAGTCAGAATAAGTCGGTACACAAGATGCAGTAATGCCGCCAGTGGTTGCTGTGATAATGTCAGCATCTGCGGGAGCCGCAGGGCTTGCCGGGTTAAATGTTTTCAAGAGTACGCCTGCGTCCAACTGCAGGCCATTAAATGTATCTGTAGGAATAACCGTAAATCTTCCCATGATCTTTCTCCTTTTCAATATGCTGTCAGGAACTCCGCATTCAGGTTAATCAATATACGCCTGATTGCGTCATCTTCATCTGCGACTCTCTGTGCAAACGGCGTCCCCTGAGTAATCCATAGATACCCGCCATCCACTGTCTGAATACAGTATCCGGTACTGCCTACCTCTTCAGCTATTTCATCAGCTTTCTTCGATATTTCAGCCCAAGATAACGAATGATACCACAAAGAGCCAGTCAGCAATAAAACATCGTCCATCCTCCCGGTAGCCACATCATAAGTGATGTATGGCATCTGAGCGTCATCAGGAACGGTATTTTGATCGTAAGCAGTCAGTCCGAAACTTGACCAAAAAGCGTGTATTGCCTGCGCCTTATCCATTCGGCAACCTCCATTCTTCTGCAGTCACCTGCCGCATGTCAAGCGTTGCGCTTTTTGGTGTATACAAGTCATCGCCATCTGATGTCACACGGAACAGCTTTCCATCTCTTTCTCTCTTGAATACCTCGTGATATTCAAGAGTAATGCCTCGCCCGGTTGTGACTGTGTACAAGCTTGTCACTCCCTCTGCTTCTGCACGCCTTGCTTCGATGGAAGTATTAAAAACAATGGCCGCAGAAAAGTTAAAGTCACTTTCGACCCAAACTTCCGTGCGACCACCATATCCGTCTGGAACGCTCTGTTTGTTCAGCATTATGCAATTTTCCATTGCGTCACTCAGTAAACTCATATTTTCCTCCATCTGTTCAAGCGTGATGCAAAAGTCCCCTGCCAAGTACCTGTGAGCGATGTTCCATCACTCGCTCCTCCGCCTGACTTACTGTATGAATACCCTCCGAAGCTTTCGCTCTGATAAGGACTCATCAGCTGACTGTCAATACCGCCGTACTTATCTTGCCAATCCTGAATTTCTCCTGCAAGAGCAATGACTGCGGGAGGAACAGCCATTGCCCAAACAGAACCCTCAAAAGTTTCGTCAACCAGAGTCTCGTCATACGGATATACATGAACTCCATCATTGAACACACTGCCAATTATCCGGTAGTACTGCCCCTCTTTTAAAGGGATAGTATCCGCAAGCCTGCCATCGCTCAATGTGAAAGTACCATAGTATTTTGGCATACTTCGATCAAACCAATTCCTGATCTCCTGACAAATCTCCGTTAACATCATCTTTTGCTACCTCAATCTTGACCTTTTCGATAAGTGGCTTGCCCCGCCTGTTTTTGTCAGAGGCAAGCTCACCGATCCTCTTCTTACTCGGACGATATCCGGCACGGGGATATTCATCCCCTATGCCGTATACATGATTTTTGTCCTGCAGGTCTGTAAATCTCACGATTACTTTATACATGATCACACTCCATCATCCGTTTCTATTGCAGTAGCAATGAACAGGCTTGTCGGATTGTAAAGCACAGGCATAAACAGGGCGCTTGCCTTAGTCCACAGAACAGCAGGATCTGTCTCTGCCCACTGAGTGATGTATACAAACGGCGATACCGTGCTCTGGGATACGTTCAGGAACTGAGCAACATCGGCTTCCGGCGAGTCACCCCACAGACCTACGCCAAGTCTGCCGCCCTGATTTCCTGCAAAGAATGTGACTTTATCCTTCGGGAAATAACGAGCTGTAGTGATGGACGGTCTGCCGTCAGCACCGATTGCGGCGCTTGCGCCATAAGTCAGGTCATTTGTGATGATCTGATTGATGCCGAAGTTTTCAGACAGATAGTTCTCCAGTTCGCCGTTGCTGATAACGGCACCTACACCTGCTGAACCTCTGATTGCAATCTGAATAGCCGCATTGTTTTTCAGCCTGCTGATAATCTTTCGGGATGTCACCATGCCGGAAATGATCGCACCCTGATCTGCGGCATCGCTCACAATCTTTTCAAGCTGACTGGGAATATCTGCGGCGGCATCTGCGCCAAAGTCAAGGGTCAGGTTTTTATTCCCTGCAGGTACACCATAGTCAACAGTCAGGTTAAGATTGTTCTCGTGAATAGTTACCTGCCCAGTGGCAAGCAGTTCATTCTTTGCAACTTTCGTTCTGGTGACAACCTGTTCTGCCAGTCTCACTCCGTCATTAATGACGTAGTCATACATGGCTTCATCGCCCTGCACGCCGCTTCTGAGAAGCGCACGCATACGCTCGGACTGGTTAATCTTAACCTTGATAAGCCCCTTCTCGATATTGTGAGTATCGATCGGAATACGGAACGTTGTCTGAGACTCAGTATCAAAACCATGGAACTGAGCCATCACCGGAATCTGGTACTCAGATGCGATGCTCTCCCACTCAGCCACAAGATTGGGGGTCTTCTGATCACCAAAAAGCATATCAACAGGATCGCCGGGTCTGGTAATCTGGAACGGAACGTCAAGCCAGTCTGTTCTCGGCACAAAGCCAAGGATATTATTTTCCCACTTAATCGGCATTAATTATTCCCCCTCTCCGCTGAAATCAGGTCTTACAACTTCGGGAACCGCACTTACAAAGGTAAAGCCTTTTGCCGTAAGCGCTGTCTTTGCCGCAGAAGCAATCTTCTTTCCGTCATAGCTGTAATAGGTCTTGCCATCACCTGCAGTAGTGTCAGTCGTAAGAGTGTATACATAGTTCGGAGAAGAACCGCTTCTCTCATACAACCCAAGCTCTTTCGGATTACCGCCAGTCGGTACAGTTGCAGAGCTGTAGGTATCTACTGCTTCCGGAAGCCTGTCCTCATATACAACACCCTTCAGCACAACAGAACCCGGCATATTTCCTGAAGTCACATCCACATCCTCGTAGACAATGCCCTCTGCCGTTGAACCGTTTGCAGGGAATACTGTACCCATTTTTACATATTTCTTTTCGCCAACCGTTGTGGCGAGAGACTGCGGGATTTCTCTTGTCTTTCTTTCACATTCCTCATGTGCAAGGAACCATCCCGGGGCATAAACCTTGCCCTGCTCTACAGAACCAATGAAACTCATTTAGTTCTCTCCTTTCCTTCCGTAAATTGACTCATAGTGTTTCTGTGCAACAATAGCCGCTCTACTAGGCGTCCTGCCACCGCCTGAGCTACCCTCAGGAGGCGTATTCGTGTCTGCGCCCTTCACACCTTCAGTCACAATAAAGTCTTTCCATTCTTCTTTTGCTTCTTTTTCCAGAGCATCGGCATTTTTGATGTTTCCATCCTTATCAAGCTCGATTGTGTCAAACTTGCTGACCCGGATGATTGTACCGATTCTCTTCTCTGACACTCCTGCCTTTTTCAGCAATTCGGCGTATGCGTCTTTCTTCTTGCGCATAAGCTCTCTCGCATCCACATCGGCCTTGTAGTCATCGTACTCTTTCCGCAAATCCTCATACTGTTTCTTATAAGGGTTTTCGCCATTCTGTTCTGCCGCTTTTTTCAGGTCATCCAGTTCCTTCTGGACAGCAGGCAGAGCATCATGTGCCTCTTTGTATTTATCTCGCTCTTCCTTCAGCGCATTTACAGTATCGGTATGTGCTTCGATGATCTCATCAATCTTTTCCGCTTCAACCCCCAGAGCGGATAGAAATTTTCTTGTCAGTGCGATAAGTCATCACTCCCTTCTTCATATCGCCATACATAACCACCTGCTGTTTTACTCCATCCGGTCAAACAATTATTGATTGCCGTTCGTGAAATTCCAGTCAGGTTACTTGCATATACAATACTTTTATACTCAGCAATTTTTTTGCCATTTACTTTATATTGGCTAATATGCTTTCCTTTGCTGTATTCAACATTGTATTGCCGAGAACACCATTCAAGATTTTCCACATGATTATTTAAAGAATTTTCGTCCTTATGATTTACTTCCGGATAATCATTTAGATTTTGTATAAAAGCTTTTGCAACGAGTCGATGTACAGATTCATGATGAATATTTCCCTCATTATCTGTAAGGATCACAAATTCATATTGTGGCTGTCCTTTATATCCTCTTTTGCCTTTTTTAAGCTTTTTCCCTCTCCTATGCTGTTCCCATGCGCCATGTACGGTTTTTGGAAGTGAAAATACTTCGCCTTCGTCACTCACAAGATACCGCCCTTCGTATCCCGGAATTTCCTTCCAGAGTGCCATATATATCTCCTCTTCTTCGGTGACAGTTCTTCGTCATTAGATACCATAAATGTAACATATTCATATCTCTTTTTCAAGCTTTAAATTTTCTGACAATTTAGTGTAGTATTATCATGCATTTAGGAAAACTTTTCTATAGAAAAACTCTCTATAGAGACTTTCCTATAATGTATCTTTATACTACATTTTTTCATGCAGAAAATAAAGAAAAATAAAAGAAATATAAAGAATATTAAAAAAGCCTGTTAGTCACTTCTAACAGGCTTCATTTTTGCATCATCATATATTGTTTTAAATTGTATGGAATTGTGTCTCAGGCGTTTTCCAGACTTTCTTTGACAAGGTTTCTGTATTCCTCAGTATGCTGTGTTGCCGCCTTGGTTAAAAACCTTGCAGGTCTTATTCCTCTTGATGTGCCAAGCTCCTGATATGGAGCGTATTCCACATCAGTACCAATAGCCACAAAATCTTCGCCCTGAGCATGACCAATGCTGTTCATCATAGTTCCGGTGTCAACACGTCCTTCCCTGATGATTACATCCATGGCATGACCAACAGCACTTTCGCCTATTGCGTCCAATGATCTGTCAATGGCATTCTTCAAAGCGTCAAGCACCTCAGGGGCGTTTGACTCCAGTGTGATTTTTGCACCAAGTCCTTTACTGACAACTTTTGTACTCATCCAAAACTCACCTTTATCTTTCCCTGCAGATGCTCCGGGAGTATTGATTTAAAGCCTACTGGGATATTCTTCCTGCCGCATCTGCAGTTGTAAATATTGTTCGGACTTGCTCCAAGACTGGTATCGCCCGGATACATAAGCTTTTCTCCGTTTACAATAAATGGCTCGTCAATAGGGATTGCTTTCTGAACATCGCCGTAATCAATTCCTGCCTGAATATGCCAGTCTCTGGTGCGATGATCGCCTATGGTAACCCAACACTTTTTCAGGATTACACCTTTTTTCTCTGCCGCTTTTGCCGAGTCATCCTTAGCCTTGTTTTCAACAGTGGTTACAATAGTTCTTGCTGATCTGATTGCGCTCTTGTAATTCATGTTCTCCACATTCATAAGACGCAATGCCATCTTCTTAACACTTTCTCCCTGATAAATACCCTGCAAGATTTCGGCGTTAATCATTTTCATATTCCAAGGGATATCTTTCTTTGGGTCTAGTATTTTTCTCGGCAGAAAAAAGTGATCGTCATGCAAGACAAGATTTTGGATTGCCCTCTGATTCGCCATCTCAAAAGAAATCTTATGGCTCATTCCTGCTTCAATATCCTTTGCGCTGTAATTGTAATTCAACATATAGATATCCGGGATTTGGTCATTGATATAAGCAGTGGCAATCTTATTCACATTATGGATATCCATTGCCGCCTGCTCTTTCATGGCAGTCCAGTGCTTGCCCATGGCAATTTTGCCTTTGCGCCATTTTTTATATTCGCTCTGAGACATCAGCCCTCTGGAAACAAGCTCTCTTTTCTTTTCATCCGCTTTATTGAATTTCTCGAAATACTCTTTGTGCTTCTCGGATAGCTCTTTGCCTGCACGTTTGTAAACCTTAGAAAGATGACGCTCCATCTCCTTCAGCTTCCTGTCCGTTTCCTTCCTCGCCAGATCCGGCATTTACATCACCATACCTTCCCGCCTCATCAGCAACAAGCTCCTTCATGACTTCTTCCGTCTTATCTCCATCGCCAAGCAGTTCAAGGATTTTTTGCGTAATATAGTCAGTGGAAAGATACTGCGAAGACTGTAACAGCAGTTCTATGCTTTCCTGAGCATTAACGATAACAGAGCGTGTATAACTGGGCTCATCATCAATCCCTGCAAGCTCAAGTATCCCGGAAATAAAGTCGGTCACGCAATACTCAAACATATCAGTCTTATTGTTCAGTGGTTCATACGCCGCCTTGATCTGTGTGGCAGTTACTGCGCCCCCGGCAATCTCTTTCGTGTCAAGAGCCATAAAATCGTCATAGAGGTCTGAACGCAGTCTGTCAAGCAATGCCTCCCTGCTTGCATAGGGCACATCCAAAGTGTGGCTTTCTGCCCTTGCTCCGTCATCATCAACGACAGCCGCCTTGACGGTTTTCATGCGCTGAACAAATTTGACTAGGTCTATGTCATCCATGCCGCCTGCATTCTGGATTGTCCAGTAAATCTGCGAAGCATCATCAAGGTCATTGGCAAAGCCACTCTTTATTAGGTCATAAGCGTCAATCGCTTCACGGATGCCAACAAGCTCGCTCTGCTTCTGCTGATTTGCCCAGAGCGGGATGATCGGGAAGCTCGGATAGTTTTCACCATCATAGATTTCCACACCATCTGAAAGCGTAAAACGGATTTTCAGTTTGTATGGACGTTTAGGCCGTATTTCAACTTCTTGACCGCTTCTCCAGATGTAATTTGTGTATCCGTCAATCTCGTACAAAGTAGCCCTGAGCGGCTTAACCGGGTCAATCTGCCAGAACCTGACTCCTGCTTTTAATGCGCCATCTTCTTCGTCCCACAGCGGAGCAAACTCTTTCAGCCGGAATGTTTCCAGATGGTCGTAATTCCAGAAACCGAAGGAAACTTTATCCACAAGCGCATAATGTGCAAGCTGTTGGACTTTCGTGTCAAAGTCCTTGCCCAGTTTTTCAGGCGTGCTCTTCTCGTTCCAACTTACACCATTGCCAAGCAGGTATTGCACCTGCTGAGTGACGAACCTGTTGAAAAAGCTCGAAGTAATTTTATAATTTGCGCTGTAATTATCCGGTACAGACTCTCCTGAGATGGTATAGAGCAACTTCCGGTATTCACTGATTGTGACATTCTGCTTGCAGTCATATGCTTCTGCAGTGATTGCCATCTCGTATTCGTCAGATGCCTTGTGAGTAGAAATAAAGCTTCGAACAAACTCCGATCTGAGCTTCTCGTCCTCACCGACTGCCAATAAGTCTTGATAAGTAATCAATGTTTTCTATACCATCCTTTCTTATCGCTTTTTTAATTACGTGTTTTGTCTTTACAAAATATCTCATGGCATCCATAAGATGATCATTTTCTTTTACAGGTCGATCATCCAAAGTGTCTTTATCCCAGACATAACCTGCCGCTTCTTCCTGCCAGTTTTTGCAATTCATGCAGATTTTAATATAGCTGTTATCCAATGCGTTAGCCGTCTCTCTAATGCCATCTAGCACAGCATTATCAGCTTTGATTACCTTGTATCTATGATTTCTTTTTCGTAGCAGGGCGATAAACGAAGCGGCAGACGGGTCAATAATAGTTTCGATTTTTTGATCTGGCGCAATGTCCATCAGCCATGCATCCAAATCCTGTGCATATTGTTCGTCAGTCTTTTGGATTCCTTCGTTGCGCCCGCTGTAATAATACTCACGAACAGCATACCATGTTCTGCCTATTTTCGCAAACAAAAGGGCGGCGAAAGCGTTCATGGTTCCATAATCCACGCTCAGACAATACGCTTCCGGTTCTCCGTCAGGATACGGACATATTGCCTTCTCATACATAGGGAAGATCAAACCCTCTGCAATACACCTTTCGCCGTCAATATCCCGGCGATACCACACAGAGCCTACGATGTATTGACTTTTGATTTCTTCAAGTCTCTGCGGCGTTATAGCGAGGTTGTCAGCAATGGTAAAATGTTGATATTGATAACCGCCTTTGTATTTATCGACATAAGCATCTATATAATTCTTATAAATGCTGTGACCGGGATTGCATGGATTCAAATCCCACAGGATCAGCGGCTTCTCTGCGGCAACCTGACGACCAAAAGCGACTTTTATAAAAGAGGTTCGAGAATCTTCACAGTCGTAATGCTCGTTAATTTCCGTAGCTATCCACATTCCGTACGAGTTACCAAGGATCCGTTTATAACTGTCTGACTTTGCCGCACCTGTGAAAATAACGATCTTCTCACCTGTCTGCGTGTAAATATATAATGCTTCGTTATCCTTGAATTTCCCCCATTTACAACGACCACGGAAAAGGTTTTCAAGCCCAAAGCCGTTGCATACTCCAATGTTCAGTTTGGCATTACCGATTGTCGAACCGGATGCTAAATGTATTTTGTCTGGGCAGGTTTCCAGATACATTGCCGCAATAATGCAGTTATCTATTGTTTTGCCTGAACGAATAGCACCCTCCGCAACATTCATTTTGTTGCGAAGGGCGTTCTTAATATAGGTTTTATGTTTTTGAGAAAAAGGTTTCCATTCAATCGTTTGTTTTTTATTCATCTTTCAACATCTCCGCAAGACCCGAAAGATCTTCAACCTCAGTAATGGTCTGTTCAACTTTATCAGTTTGTCCAAGCCAATTCTTGCCAAGAAAAATAGCCATTGCTACATTATGCTCTGCCATCTTAAACTGCCATCTGCGCAGGCTGATTTTACCCGCCGAAGAATGTTTTTTAAATGCCTCCGCAAAACTCATTTTCAGCTCTCGTTTACACCATCTTTCAATGGTGTCTTCGGAGCAACTAAAAAATGATGCGATTTCAGACAATGTGCATTGCAAACCACATAATTTTTTGAAATTATCAAAATCAATTTCAATTCTTGGTCTCGCCATATTTATACCGCCTATATTCTGAAAGCTCCTTTTTCAAGCGCAAAAGATATTTATTATAATCACGTTTTAAAGTTTTACTTTCTGTCCGTTTTAATGCATCTTCGACTCGATTAATCTCAGTTATTTGATTTAATTCGGCTTTATCCATAGATTTTACTCCAATACATCAGCAAATCCATCTTTTGTTTTTCCTATAATTCCAGAATATCCCGGCATAAATGTCTTGCTTTCGTCATAAATATATACGATATCGCCGTTTTCATCAAGACCATTTGGCTTCATAACTCCACCAAACATAACAAATGGATTTTGTCCTGCCCTTGGATTATTCCAAAGATAATGCAGATAATCTTTCATGGTTGAATTATAAAATCTTGCTCTTTTCTCACTTGAATTTGTATTAAACCCTTCAGCCTTATTGAACATGATTTTATCAAGATAATGCATATCACTCTCGATTTCGCTCCAATGCACAACGCCGTTTCTCCGGCATAATTGCAATGCATAAGAAAAATTCCCTCTGGAGTAATTATAATCAGGATTTAAACCACAGCAACAGCCATTTGCGCAGAGCTCTTTAAAATGCGCATCAGAGACGTAAAATCTCATACCGAACTTATCACAAAGCTCTTTCATTTCATACATGTATCGCTCTTTTATTTTGCGATTAAGCCGGAGATACCCACTGCCTCTTGAATGCTTCTTATAAAAGTCCACAATGTCAAAGCCACAGCATTCACTTAAAACGTTATAATGTTCTCTTGCGTTATTTATCGATCGGGCTTCAAGACAAAAGAACTCCGTTGTTACTGCATCCGCACCTGCATCATGAGCGGCAACAATCAGATCCTTATAATCTTTCGAGGAAACGCCAATAATAAACGGTCTGAGCCGCAATGTTGCGCCGCCCTTGTTTAATGTTGTGTATTCATGTATGGCATTAATCCGCTCCTGCGGAGAAGGAACTCCGACTTCGATCTTCTTCGCTTTTTCTGCATCAAGAGTAATGATACTGAATTTTACATTCCAATTATCCTGTCCTCTGAACAGCTCTCGATACCGTTCATCATGAACCCACCAAGTACTTTTTGTGGAAAAACAAATTGGATAATTAATTTCCTTGAAAAACTTCAACAATTCAAGTGTAACGCCGTACTTTCGTTCAAATTCATCAAACTGATCCGAAAGCCCGCCCCATTGAAAAACTTTTCTTGCACGAACATAATCACCAAACTGACTGCTGTCAGGATCAGTAAAAATGGCTTTTACTTTTTCCGGGTTTACACTCTTTACAACCTTTGCAAGATAATCATCTTTTGAACTGCCAATCCCACGCTGATACTGTGAGAAGCAATATACACAGCCGAAAGAGCAGTTGCTGTATGTATCAAAGGTCATTGGCATTGTACAGTCTGCGATTTCTCCAGACCAACGTGGACTGCCATAATTTTGCTTTAGTTTTTTATCGCTCATATTATTTGAATAACTCCACTGTAATCAGGCTTTACTTTCACATAACGGCTGTATTCTGCGCAAAGCCTATCGAGATCGTTTCTTATTGCATCTGTTTGATACGTTTCAAACAATCCGCCTTTGTAATTTCTGTTTGGCTTTTTGCTTGTTGCGATATCATTTTTTCTTATCGTCAATCCTCCAGAAGATATGATTCTCAGCTGAATCTCATAATCTTCAACAGTACGATACGTTTCGTTATAATATGTTTTCTTGTCAATTATATGACCGACTAATCCTCCCTGAAATAGCTTGTTTACGCTAAACTCTCCATCCACAGAAAGCCTAGTCTTTGCAAACATTGCATTTCCAGTGGGAGAACAGCCCCATATAACGCTTCCAATCTGTTCCGTTTCGGAGAAAGACTTTATTACATCCTCTTCAAAAACCTTCTTGTCGTATATCTTTCTTGATGTTGCCTTTGTCTGACCTTTTTCCGCAAACAGCTTCATTTTTGTAAAGCTCAGCACATCATCATCAAGCATACACACCCAGTCTCCGACAGAGTACCCATCGTACCGAAGAACGTTATTCCTGTTTACGGAGCAACCCTTTCCTTCAACAAGAACAAAGTTTATCTCAGGATGAAGCACTTTATATGCTTCGCAATCGTTTCTGTCTTGCAGAAAAACAGTAATGTCGCTCCTTTCAATTCCAAGCTCAAGAAGCGTTCTTATCGTGACGCATTCCGGGCGATGATAACTTATGATCGCATAATTTATTTTCTTCATGATTCTTCCGCCGCTTTAATGTCGCTTGCGATATAGATCACTTTCAGCTTCTCTTCCTGCGGAACTCCGAGCAGGTCTTTCACGATCTTTTCTTCTTCGTCATTCCGATAGATGATGATGACGCGCCTTGTCACCAATTCAGCGGCATGCTTCGCATACGCCGCCAAATCCTCTTTTGCGGCTTCTTTAGGAATATACGGAGGAGTTTCCGCCTGACCGCCAAAAACGCCTTGTTGCCCATTATACGGACTTACAGGCACATATTCGCCGCTGTCTGCCTGCTCAACAGGACGAACTGCTTCCGCCTGCGGAGTGTACTGAGGGATTTCAGGCGAATCATCGATCTGAAGCTCAAGAATTTCCGCTTCATTAAAACCAAAATCAGTCATATCTAAGCCCGGAAGATCACCAATTTCTTCTACAAGAAGCTCAATATCCCAATCACTTTCATTGGTTTTATTATCTGCAATTCTAAATGCTTTTACCTGTTCCTCCGTAAGATCATCAGCCATAACCACAGGCACAACAGTCATTCCCAAGAGCTTTGCCGCCGCAAGTCTGCCATGCCCGACAATAATCTCCATATTCTTGTCCAGTACAAGCGGCTGACGAAAACCAAATTCCTTAATGCTGTTCGCAATCGCCTTTACCTGATCTTCAGGATGCTTTTTCGCATTCTTTTTATAAGCCTTGATTTCACTTATTTTTACCTGTTTTACGTCCATTTAATACTCCTTAAAAATAGTTTATTTATAGAAACAAATATTTTACGTGTAAATAATACCATGTATAAATAATTTACGCAATGAAAACAGCTTAAAAAGAGCAGATCTGCATGAAAAAACCGCCCCTGAGGGCGGATTATTATCAGTTATGCCGTAAGCATATGCCAGATACGCTTTTCCTGATCCCGGTTATCAGGGATATAATAATCGTATCCGTCAGCCGCATCAGAGAAGCGATTGACTGTCATGAGCCATTTGCCATCCGGGAGGCTGATCTCCATTGCCACAGCATTGTCGAGTTTAAGACTGCCAGTGAACATTGTGCGAATATAATGCTCGAGCCCCTGCCGAGTCCATGTTTTGCTGTTAAGCATATGCCCTACAGCCAGATCATAAAGCTGAGTTGAAATTTCACGGATTGTCATAAGAAACCTCCTGTGCCCTCGTAACCTCCGGGGCGGGCTGGTTTATTCAAAAAACGAAAATATTTCGTCCAGATCAAACGGTTTCACTTCTTTCACTTGCGCCTCTTGCTCAATTAAGCGATCAATTCGCCTTTGCTCATCTTGATGCTGAACCTTCGCCGGGGTTACACAGTACGTCCAGCAATTAGAATATTCCACATCGTATTCATGCCCCCGGTATTCATAAGTTATCGTAGTAGAGTACTTGTCTCTAATCGTGAATAATTTTTTTGCCACCATAATTGTATCTCTTTCCCTTGCCATTTCCTTGACCTCCTTATGGGTTCTTCGTAGCTATTTGTGTTTTAGTATCAGGGAACACCGTCTACGGCTCTTTAATACGTTTCGTCGTCCTGCATCCTGTGATGGACAGCGCATCCACCAAACTCAGTTCGCGCCCTTTCGGTAAACCTTCGCCCGGTCGGTGCTTTTCAACTCGACCGCTTGTACCTTGTATCCACGTCCCCGGTTCTTTCTTCGGGTGTTCCTTTCCTTGACTATAATATAGCGCACCTTCATATATATGTCAATATATTTTTTTAATTTTAAGCAAAAAAAATAAGGGCTCCCGCCCTTATTTTTCAATCCTGTCGAGCTCGTAATCTCTGAGCTCCTTCTCCGTCAGTTCTCTGCCGTAATACAGGATGTCATAGTATTTGCCGCTCCTGTCCGGTTCATACTCGATCAGCCCCTTCAGCGGCTGACATCCAATCGAGAACCCTCTCATCCTCATTCCGTATGCGTATAACTTTGTCATCTCTCAGCTCTCCTTTCTTTCCATCTGTTTAACCTGATCCATCGTAAAGAAGAATGCTACCTTCTTGTAAAAGCCCTTTGCTTTCATTTCAGCATCTTCTCCGGTTCCTTCTTTATCTGCATCAGCCTCTTCCTTCTTCTTATCTTTTTTAGGCATCCAGATCTGGAACCTTGCCACCGCATGTTCGCCTTTTCTGACGATATATCCTTCACGCTTCCATGCGTCGAAGGTTTTGATTTCTTCCGGCATCATCATCTCACGTTCACCGTCCTCATCATTGAACGTGATTGATGTTCCTTCAATGCCTTTGATCACTCCCTGCTCCATCAGGAAGACTCTGTTTCTAAAAATAATTTCTGCGTTTGTCATGATCTTGACCTCCTTGGGTTCCTTATTTGTTCTGCCATTACTATAGCTCATTTGATTATATATGTCAATAAAAACTTTAAATTTACAAGCATAAAAATGAGCGGTTATACGATACCGCTCGAAACGTCTGTGTGGTAGGAGGTGAATGAAGAAGCAGAACCCTGATGCTCATGTTCCGGTACTACCGAAGCCATTGTTTCCACGTTCAGTCTCATCCATTGTATAAACGACATGGGGAATTGGGGTAATAATCGGAAGAATAACAAGCTGTGATATCTTGTCACCCTTCTCAACCATCATATCACATTTTCCGTGATTATACAACTTAATTATAATCGAACCTGTGTAGCCGGAATCAATCACTCCTTCGCTCAGCAAGCTGTACTTTACATTTAAGCCGCTCTTGCTTTTGAGCATACCAACATATCCTTCTGGTATCTCTATATGCACTCCAGTGTCGATTACAGCCGCTTCACCTGCCTTTATAATAACTTCTATAGTGCTTCTCAAATCAAGCCCTGCATCGTCCTTGTGGGCTCTCTCAGGCATATATGCGCCAACGTCAAGCACAATATTGATATTCATTGCCGCCCTCCGTTCACATCCAGATTTATCAACGAACCAGTTGCGCCAATCTGCTTTTGGTATTTGCCGGAATACGGATTTTCCACACGCTCTCCTGTCTTTGCAAACACAAGCTGAGCTACCCTTGTTCCTGCAGTCAGTTCTATGGCATATCGCCCTGCATTGTAAAGCTCCAAGGTGATCTGCCCTTCAAAGCCCGGATCGACCCATCCCGCATTCTGCACAAAAAGCCCCAACCTACCGATAGATGATCTGCCCTCTACAAATGCTGTCAGGTTACTTGGCAGTTTAATATACTCCATCGTTGTTGCCAGAACAAAATCCCCGGGAGCAATTGTGAATTTGTCCGCAACGATATCCGTATACTTAGCTCCTTCTGAAAATCTGATGACTGGTTCGAAAGAATGTGAAAGCATACAGAATGTGTTGCCGATTCTGACATCCACGCTTGCAGGCTCTATTTGACTCTCTTCCATCGGCGAAATACAAAGCTCGCCTGTTTCAATCAACTTCTTGATTTCTCCATCTGATAAAATCATGCGTTCAGTGTCTCCTCTTTTTTCCAGACAAACTGTATTCCTGTTTTATCCTTAAGCTCTTTTTGCAAAGCAGGAAAGTCAACATTCGGGTCAGCCAATGACATCAGCCTGTTGCAAAACTGCGTGACAATCCTGTTAACCCTTTTTGGCATATAACCGTAAAGGTCATATACCGCAAGCCCCATGCAGGTAGTATAGATTTCCACCGTTCTATCATCAACCCTGTCCTGCCGATCTTCTATTGCTTTGCTGTATTTCTGTTCAAACGACCTTTGTTTCTTTATCTCTCGTTCAATGCGCCTTCGCTCCTGCCTGCTTTTCCCCATCACTCATCCCTCGCATTCATGATTATCGTTGCTACACAAAATCCTGCAGATGCTCCAAGAAATAATCCCAACAGAAACCACATATCTGCATTACTCCTCCTCTTAAGCTTTATTTTCGGCGGTATCATTCCATAAATCTCAGCAACAGAGTCAAGCACACCACCTATCCAATCATTCTCTCTCCCGGTACTTGTGACATACTCGTACAACTCGTGCCCGCTTTCACATCCTGCCATCTCAAGCAATCTGTTCATTGCATCTTTTTTGCTTATCAGAGTGTCTTTCATCCTTGTTTGTCCTCCATGTAAGCTCCACATTCCGGGCAAAATCTCGACTGTGTATTCTGTCGTTTGCCGCACCTACTGCACATCAGCGGAAACATGGAACCCTCTACGCTTATAATCCAATTTCCTGACTCGCAATCAGATTTGGGAAACCTGCCGCCGCCCAAAGAGGTATCCTTTATAACATGCTTATTGATCAATTTATGCATATGATCATATGATGTCTTTGCGGCTGTTTCGCCTTCGTGATAGCAGACAAAGGCCCCGTCCTCTCGCAAGCTTGTAATTCTGCCTAACTCGTATTTTTCACCGTTACGATAGATTATATATTCACCCTCGCAAAACCCATTCATCCTGTCCACCTCGCATATCTGCTCCGCAGTGCGGGCAGAAGCTCCATTTTTTCTGAGAAGCTTTGCCGCCTATAAATTGAAATGGCGCGCCATAGCCGCACATATTACATGAGTACGAAAAGTCAGCATCGCCATGAACGTAAGTATTCCACTTCCCCTTCTTCCTCTTCACAAACTCAACCTCTCTGCCATGCTTTGTGTGGAACATAATTCTGTCTGTGTGGTCAAAATCAACATCCATTATGCCATCCCACTGCTCTTCTGTAATCGGGCTATTAAGTGTTAAAGTCAGTTCGTCCTGCATCCCGTTCACCTCTCCTGTCTCTTTCTGCAATCAACAGCTCTCGCCACCTGATCCAACCCATCATATCAATCTGCGGATCACCACAAAGCGGTGCAGTCGCTAGAAAATCACAATCATCAATAAGGACAGTTAAGCCCTTATCTGATATTTCCGGCAGATGAGGTATTACGATGCTACGTATAAGGCTAGGCATGTATGACTGCCTGCCTTGGCAGTATCGTATTGCACAGATAGCAAGTATGCTGAAATCTTCCTGAGCAAGATTTTTAATCATTTCTGCGCTTCTTTCTGCACGTCCACAGCATAAGTTTCTTGTTTCGTGTATCCCATCCACTGTGACGTGCAACTCTCAATCCAATCTGAATGCTGTGTTTTAAACTTTTCTGACAGCGTATATTCATCTGGAAGGTGGAAAGAGACTGTTGTCTTGGTTGTGATCATCATGGTTGCACTCCTTCCTTGTATGGTTCCGGAAGTTGCATCCATGCTGTAATCTTTAATGGGTCTAATGCCGCATCAAAAATACAATCATACCATGTGCCCCGACCATAGTTAACCGGAATAATTCTCGTTTCTTCTCCATCAACATATGTAACAAGAATATCAGTATTTTCTTCTGGCGACCTCTCACTGCACGGAATCCACCGTTGCTGTGTCTCTGCTTTACCACGCTCATAAGCCGCTTTCCACAGCTTGTCAGAGTATTCGCTCATGTCTAGCTGTGCGGATGGCAGGTTTTTTATGATGTCTATTGCATCCCACTTCCCGTCTACATATCCATCGTGGTATAAATCAGTGTAGTCATTGTCCTGATCCTGAGACAAGGACTCAATGGCTTTTTTCCTGCTGATTAAATCACTCATCATCTTCGCTCCAATCAATATGTTGCCCACATATCATGCAATAGCATTGCCCCGTTGTTACGTCCGCATTACACTGCGGACAATGCGGGAATACCGCAAATCTGTTTTTTACATACCTATCTTCCGCAACCCACTTTGGAGGTTTTGCCTCCTGCTGTGCGGATGGCAACTGCATCAACCACATCTCAATCCACTTAATATCAAGTTGTGCATCTTTTGGAATCATGGTGCGAATATCTTCAATCGCCGCCTGTCTGCTGATTAAATCATTCATCCTGTTTACCCCCATTGTTCAGCCATAGCCTTTGCTATGCCGGAGAAAGTTTTGCTCCTAGCTTTTGCACGTTCAGCTTGACCGCCTTTGATGTTTCTCATTCCTTCGCACCAACCAATCTTTTTCCCCTTACCTTTCTCACCTTGCAAAATGTACATTGGCGGTGGAGGCGGTAAGAAGCTACTTCTTTCAAGCTGTGGAAGTCCTTTGAGCCATAGACACGTTCTCTTTTCGTAGTAATTTTCAGCATCATCCTCACTTTCTGCGAAAAAGTAAGGGTGAATAATCTGGTCTGGCTTTCTGTATGAAGAGTTCATAAAGCCGACCGGATTTTCTACTGCGATACGGTCACAGTCAGCTAGGGCAAATCGCATGAAGAAAACAGCGGCTCTTGCTCTTTCTTCCCACCTGGCTATGACCTTCTCTGCCGTACAACACTTCAAAGAGTATTGCCTTGTGGCTACGTTACTTAAATAGGTGCAAGGCGGATGTGCAATTATTAAATCCCATCTGTCTGTCTGTCTGTCTGTCTTGCCATTCTGCAATGTAAACTCACAATGTCCGTTTAACAATGGCAATACATCTCCCAATATATGCCACTCAGGATGTCCACCCGAGCATTCTTGAATATCACAGCTGTACGCTTCGTGTCCACGCTCTCTGAATGCCGTGCAGACCCTTTGCGATTCTTCGCAAGCAATTAAAACTCTCATTTTGCCACATCCTTTGTATTTTCAAGCGCATCAATCGCCGCCTGTCTGTAAATCAGATCGTTTTTTTGCATATCACAAACCCCTGCCTCTCCATTAACTCTAAAGCTACACCATGCCATGCCATAAAATTGTATAGTGTATTCTCCGACATTATTTTTGCAAAATCTTCTGCGGTTACTGGCTCATACTGCGGCTGTGCGGATGGCAACGCATTTATTACTTCCAATGCTTTATTGCTATTAATTATTTTTATTTCCCTTGTATCTTCTGAAAGATACTCTCCAAATTCGAACCAATACGAAAAGCTAATCCCTTTCAGCTTATCAATTGCCGCCTGCCTGTCAATCAAGTCTTTCATCAGCTCTCCTCTCTGCCCAATGTGTATTTAATTTGTCCATGATGCGGGAATACTCACCATCTGTTAACACATTGTCAATCCACATCTTCAACATTGCATTGGCGCAATCTGTATAACCAATTTCTTGCGGTTCCGGCTGTGCGGAGGGTAAAGCATGAATGTTTGAAGCAACTGGATACACGCCTGACTTCCATCCTTTATCTAGCAGTTTAATAACATCATCTTCATATATTGCTCGTCTCATCCCCTAGTATCTCCCTTCCATGGTTCTGGCAGAGGCATCCATGCAACTGCTTCTGTACCTATCTCATACCCACTATCCAGATAACTTCCATCGTCCGTATAAAATTCGTCATACTGAACACTTTCATGCCCACGGACGCTAACGCTTACTAATATCCGCTGTCCGTCATCTGGCAGTTTGCAATCGAGAATGCCGTCCCACTCGGGATGCTCTTCTTTTTCTTCTTCCGTCAGCGGTCTTGTTATAAACCGGATCCACCGCTGTTCGTGTTGTACAGATGGCAAGGCTTCAATCACATGAAATGCTTGGTCTGTCTCTGCTGTACCATTGATGCTATTCAATGCCTCTAGTGCCGCTTGTCTGCTAATCAAGTCATCCATTGTCTTTCCTTTCTGCATAGTTGCAATAGCCATCCTCAAATACGTCTATCCCTGTTTCATGCCACAAGAAACATCTTCCCTTATCTGCATACCAATGTTCGCAGTATTTGCAATCCTTGCACCTTATGATTTCTGGCTATGCGGATGGCTGATTCCTCACCGCTTCCTCGCACAGATGCATACCAGTCATAACGATTCCTGCTCTGTGTGTATCATCCATCATCTGCATGCCCTGTCGTATCTTTTCGATATGTTTCAGTACCGCCTGTCTGCTGATTAAATCAGCCATTTTGTTTTACCCCTCCTCCTATCATCACATAATTCAGCGTTTTGCAACTATGGCATTTCATTTCGAAAGCAGGCATCGCCTGTTTTTCCGGCCACACGCCTATCATTTTCCCTAGCTTGTGACCGCAGTTCCCACATCTCACCCATTCATTATCTCTTCTTGCTGTCATTTTCCAACGCCTCCTTTACATAATCCCTACCATTGTCTACAACCTTCGCAGTTGTAAGATAGACTGCGTTTCTTCCAAATAGCTGTTCGGCTGTTTTTCTTAGCTGTTCCTCTGTTGAGCCATAAGCAATCGCTCTGCCATAACCGCTTCTGTACTTGCCCCCCGGCACCCTGCTGTACCAATCAAAACCGATTACTCGGAAAAAGGCTGTATGTGTCAGAGGAAAGCTAATCCGCTTTAAATCTATTGGCTGTGTTGCGTCCTTGACCTTGACCACCATCATGTCACAGCCTTTTTCGTCAGAATAAGTCTGGCAAGTGTATAGGTTAAATCTGTATCCCTGCTGTTCCATCTCAATGATGACTCCAAGGATACTCTGCCCTGCTTTGATAATGTCACTGCTTTCAATCCTGCAGGCAACCGTCATGTCGCAATAGACATCGATCACCTTGGATTTGATTGGCCTCATGCTCATGTCGAGCATTGAGTTTGGTACATTTTTCAGTGCAAGCGGAACTATCGGAGCGAACCCCTGCACATTATTCTGAAATGTGAATCTCTTCCGCTCCCCGGTTCTGGACATCTTAAAGATGCCTCTCATGCTGTCAACTGTGGGCTGATAGCCTCCTGCCATCAGCTTCAGAGCTTCGTCAAAGGACTTGACTCCCTCAAATTTTCCAAGCGGCTGTTTTGTCTTGTCTTCAAATGCGGAACTGGTGATCTTTCTGGTTCTGCTTTTCTCTACCACTTCTATTGCGCTGTCGAAGCGCTCGATGTGGAAAGCTCTATCCAATGCTTTTTTGTTTAAAATTGTACTCATGGTATCCCTCCATAGGCAAGTTGTAGGCAAGTTATTTATTCCTGTCACTATTGTATCGCAACCGCCATTATATGTCAATATATTTTAGAAACATAATCAGCAGGATTTACATCCTGCTAATGATGTTTCTCAGGGCTCTTTTATATTTACTGTCAAGAATAATACCGTTGCAGATGATGTTCAGGTCATCCTTTTCCAAGCCCTTGACCAAGCAAGTTTCCAGAGCCTCTTCAATATCCAAAATCTGAAGCATCTTGGCAAGCCTTCCGATTGCCCGGTAGCTTACGATAACCTGCTGTCCTGCCTTGTGAGCGGCGTTGCGGAACTCTCTACAGAACTGTGCAAGCTCGTGATCACCTGCAATCGAGTTTTCGATGGCTTCGGAATAGCCAATCTTCACGATTGCGAAGCGATCAAGGGAAGCGGCGTCAAGCTGATTGCGCCCTACATATTCGTAAGACGCTCCCTGTCCCACTGTGTTACCTGCGGCGATTACCCGAAAATCGGAATGCGCTTCTCTGTATCCGATCGGTGCAGGGAAATCAAAGTACCTGTTTGCGATTGCCGCATTCAGGATCACTAGAACCTCGGGAATAGAAGCATCCATCTCGTCAAGCATGAATACCCCACCCTGCGTGAATGCTTTGTAAAACTGGGTTTCCTGATAGTTCCCCATGGCATCTGTGAAGCCTGTGAGCTTGTATTCCTGCGTGACGGCATTCGTGAAATAAAACTTCAGTCCAAGCGCTTCCGCAACCTGCTTACACAGGACATTCTTACCGGAACCTGCGGGGCCAGTCAGGAAAACTGGTTCATTATTGCTGACAAACTTCAGCACGGTTTCAAACTTCTCATGCTGAATGCCCTGCATTGGAACCTTTTTACCATCGACCACCGTGATGATCTTCCGTTCGATGGTTCCATATTCCTCTTTGATGAATTCCCGAACCTTGTCCTCGACCTGCCCCATGATCTCGGATTCGATTTTTTCAGCCTGCGTTTTGGAAATCAGCTGAATGACTGCCTGTTCGAGTATTCCCATAGAATACTGAACCTGCTTTTCTGTAACTTGCGACTGAGGCTCCGGCTCTGCCGCCTGCTGAGGCTCTGCCGCCCCTTTTACTTCACACATACACTCGAAAAAAGAGCATTTATCGTACGCAGTGTTTGCGGCGTAATCCCGGATATAATCTTTTAATGTTTTAACATCGCCCCGCAAAGCTTCAAGAGCTTCTAAAGCCAAATTAATATTACTTGTCGGGTTCTCTTCACTCCCAGATCTGAGAGCATATCCGGTCTGCATGTTATAGAACCGGATAATCATTTTAGCCGCGGCCTTTTCGTTTTCACTATAATGTTTCATGTTTGACCTCCTTGGGTTCAAGTTAATTTCTTCATCTGTAAACAATATAGCGCTTACTAATAATTATGTCAATATATTTTTTCAAAATCTTTCATTCCAATATCTTACAGCTGTTTCTCTGGAGGGAAAGTCAGGCGTAATACAATATGAATTATAACAACTTCCCATGCAAAGCACCTTCCACTGCTTGCTGTGTCCTATAGTGCTTATCTCGTATATTACAGCATTGCTCCCACAAAAAGGACACTTCTTAAGCCTGTCCAGTTCCTTTTTGACAGTTATATCCTCATCAATCTTGCTTTTCCGTGAGTTGGCATATCCAAAAGCAAGTATCCACAGGCAACACAAGATTGTCGCAAGTAATGCCGGGATGAAAAATGCATCAATCAAGCATCCTGATACTACCGCAAGAAAAACTGCGGCATAAGTTATTGCGATTAACACTTTGTCATGAGTCGTTTTTGTGTTCCATTTTGCCATCATTTCTTTCCCCTCCTGCCATAAATCAATCAATAAAGTCACTGAACTTATACTGTTTTGGCTCATTATGGGCAATAATTCGTATGTTTTTGTAGAAAATCCCAGAACTATTTCTGCCTTTTTCCGGTAATTTCTTGCTGATTTCCGAGAAAAACTTCTTGGAGCTCATCTCATACTCGTTGTTTTCTTTCGCCCATCTAATATATGTCCTAAACAATTCTGTTGCAGGAACTCTTTCGTCACAGTCATAATCAATCTCGATGCATTGCTCCAAGAACCCCGCAAGCAAATCCATTTCCTGCTTATATTCCTTAACTGCATCTGTGACGCACTGCGGCTCTTCTATGCCGTATTTTCTCCATTTTATGCATCCCTCAACTGCCCACTTAAGTATCTGTGGGAATTCCTTTTTGAGTTTCTGTTTAAGATTTTTATCCACCTTTTCCTTCGGAATATTAACCTCAAACGGAATAAGCTTAATTCGCCTCCATATACCCAAATCAGTTCCTCTGATTACTGGTTTGTGGTTTGTGGCAATCCAGATTTTAAACTCGGGTGTGTACTCAAACTCATCACCATAGAGAAACCTACAAGTGACTTTTGAGCCACCTGTTAACTGTTTCAATAATCCCTCATTCAGTCTTACACCTTCTGTCGGTTCTTCACTGGTCACAAACCTTGCACCCTTCAGTCTGGCAACATCAGAATTTGCGCTGTCACTTCCCCACTTTTTCATCATGATCGTTTCCGGCTGAGTGTTTGCAGAATACCCTCCAAGTAAATCAGCCATTGTATCCAGAAAAGTTGATTTACCGTTGTTGCCTATACCATAAAGAAAATAAGCGCACTGCTCAGCGGTACTGCCTGTCAGGGAATAGCCCACACAGCGCTGAATGTATTCCTGCAGTTTTGCATCGCCATTCGTCACATCCTGCAGAAATGAAAGCCATAGCTCAGGTTGTTTTCCCGAAGTATCATAATCAGCATTGCACATCTTAGTCATCAGAAAATTGCTGTCGTGTGGGATTAACTCACCGTTTCGCAGATTGACTATGCCGTTCTTGCAGTTTATATAATCCACATAAGAGTCAAGCTCATCCTGCATGATTGGTATTCCCGGAAGATGCTGACACTCTTTGATCATCGCTTCCTTACCTTTGGAGCTCGCTGTCTTAATCGACCATTTTAAAAGGTCTACTTGAGTTTTTTCATCCTCTTCCATGATCGCTTCTTTTTTGATGTCATCACATATCATATCAGCAAGCTTTTTGACTTCGCCGGAGTTGTCAGCTTCCCAAACTTTACCATCCCAGAAAAACCATTTCTTGCGATTGTAGGAATATCGAATGATCGTTCCGAACCTGTCCTGCAGTCTGTGAGCGTTTCCGGTATCGGTCATGTCATAGCGCTTCTTCTGTTCAACTCCTACCTTCCCATCACCGAAAAGAGCGAACGCCAATTCCTTATCATCGTCATAACGTTTCGGCTCGTATACATCAACACAATTAATGCAAGCTTTGCTTATGGTTATCGCTCCATAAGTTGTTTCTCCTCTTTTCTGATCCCATTTCGGACGCATCAATCCGCTCGTTCGAAATATCCTGTCCATCTGCGCTTCATTGCGCTGTGTCCAAAAGGCAAGCTGATTACATAAAGCGAGATCGGCCTCAGACTGCGAAGAATATACGCCCTGCCAGTTTCCCTGATACAACATATTAAAAAGATACCCACTTTTACAGGTTCTGGCTTTATCAATCACCTCCTGATCGTCCATATTGACAACTTCTACCCGCTGTCTGTTAACAACCTTCTGGCTATCTGAACTCAGATACTTTTCATGCAGTGGTTTAATACGTTCAGTGCATTCTTCAATAGTAAGATAGTTAGGATTGTACACATTGCCTGTGCAAATAAAGTACCTGCCGGAGCTGTACATCTCAACGTTTCCTCTGCGTCTTGCTCCCTTTGGAAGCTCTCCCCTGCAGATAATGTGGATGCCGTTGCCGCTCTTGGAATACTCTGCATAGCTCTGGAGTGTATCCACAAATTCATCGCAGAAATCAAGATCATCGGAGCAATGATCAAGATCAACTCCAAAGTATCCATTGGCAAACATGAAACCCACACCATCAAAGTGATATTTATCGCAAGCCTCCACAGCCTGTTCAAAGCTTGCCCAAGTGCTTGAGTCATTTGACTTTGCACTTCGCCCGGTATATGGGTTTTTGGGTATTTTATCCGCTCCGCTCCAACATACCCACTGAGGAACATCTTGTAATTCCTTAGGGATATTTTCAATTCTTGTGACCATTTTGCACCCTCTTGATTTCTTCATCAGAAATGAACCACCTGTTACTCACATCATATTTTACTGCCTTTAATTTTCCAGTTTTAATCCATTCTCTTACTGTTCTTACTTTGATACCAAGCAGTTCGCTTGTCTGCCTTACGCTGTAATAACTCATTAAATCCCTCCTTAAAATTTATCCATCATGTATTTTATTAACGCTTCTGATCTTCCGCTTCCGAGCTTCATGTCTACAAGCTCATCGAACGCTTTTTTCTTGTAAGCACGATACTCACTTCCGTTCCACTTTAATATTATATTTGTGCCGGAATCAGTAACAAAATCTATATTCTTTTGCTCTTTTAAATTGCCTTTATTTATATTTCAGACCCCCTTTCTTATCAATGATACTATATATGTAAATATATGTCAATATATTACTGTATAACCAAGCTTTTTGTAATACCCCTTGCGCTTCTTTGCCCATCCGTTATACATCCCAAAGTCATCGATGAAATCGATTACTGTTCCAAATTCTTTGCCCTCTGCTTTTCGCCCAACTCTTCCTGCTGACTGAGCCATCAATCATTTATCGGTTCTTCATCATCGAGTATCCTTGCTATATTATCAGCATTCATAAATGCTCTCATTATCGGAGTTGGCTTTTTTCTACATTTATCCATATTCCACTTTGCAGGTTTTATCATTGAAACACCGTCTTCTTCAATCATTAAAACTCCACTATGCTCCATACCACACAAATACAAATATCCTATTGTTTGACATAAAAGATTTCGTGGACAAGCAACATATCCATATTCAAAGTTTTCCTGATTTAATCCATTACCAGATTTCAAATCCCCAATACTTGATTTTATTTCTATGCCATAAACCCCATCTTGCGTTCCTAAATCAATGCGCCCTTTGCCAACCTTTAGTTCAGGCACAAATGGAATATCCTTAAAAACTTTCATTAAACCATTGGAATAATATCGTTGAAAATCACTCCTTATAATCATCCTTAACTCCTTTCTGCATATTGCCATTTTTGCTTTTTTAATGTTCCGTTACAGTGTCGTATTATTGTTGACCTATTAAGACCAGTATCTTCACAAGCCGCTTTTATTGATGGATAAACAACGCCTGTCTGCATATTTTCAACAGGATGATATTTTGCTTCGCTTGCTTTTTGAATAGAATATTCAGATGGTTTCCTTCCCTTTAATTTTTGAGATGCTTTTGCTCTCGCCTCTGGAGAATGCATAGCATTGTTTCCATTAGCAAAAGACTTTTTTTGAGCAATACTCATGTTGTGTTTCTCTTTTTCCGTTCTTTTTCGCTCTTTTTGGAATACAGATATTTTCTTTTTTGCTTCTTCAGACATTATCTTACCAAGATTGGCTTGTCTTAATTTTCCTTTTGTTTCTTCAGAGCAAATTTTGTTATCGATACCGCCTAAAGAAATATTATATCCATATTTACGATCGGCAGAATTATATTTTTGTATTAATTCTTTTTCCATTTTGGATGCTTCATCAATAGTTAATCCTTCTGCCACTATTTCATGAATAATATTATTCCATCCATATTTTTTAATCGCATTTTTCATATATGGATTTCTATAATTGCCACCATTTGAACCCCAACGCAATTTTGGTTTCCAACTTGTAACTCCAATATATTTTTTCCCATTAGGGAAAGTATGAATATAAACACTATACATATTTTTATTAATAAAAATCCCTGTTAAAAGATAGTGCGAGTATCTCCTAACAGGGACTTATAGATGCAATATGAAGTTTTTACGATACAATATCTCGCAC